AATCTATATAGGTATCAAAATTTAACAACAACAGCAAATAGGGAGTTCACACAAAACCCAACCCCACTGGCCACCGAAATCCGCCGCATCCGTACCTGGTTGGTCCTAGGGCAATCTCGTAGAATAGGACTTCAATACAGGTATCTATAGTTATGTCCTAGGCTATGAAATTTAACAACATCAGCAAATAGGGAGTTCACACAAAACCAAACCCCACTGGCCGATGCTTTCTACCGCATCCGTACCCAAGGCGATTCTCAGGCGATCATCAAGAGAGTCATGTTTATTCAGGCAATAGCATAAGTCAAATACCCTGCCACACCCAGCGCAGCTACACCAATTCCTGCTACCGCACTTCCAGCCGCTAAATATGCGAGTTTGTTCTTCAATTCTTCAGTGGGCTGAATATCAAGGGTAACTTGTGTTGAAGCAAACACGGTATCATCTGGTGTTTTTGCAGTTACTATCACTGTACTCTTTCCAGACGATGTAGGAATACCGCTTATATTTCCGGTAATACTATCAATTGTCAGAGTAGAGGTAAATGTAATAATCACGCCTGAACCGTTGGATACAGACACGGGTATGGTTTGAATTGGTTTTCCGACAATACCTTGAATCGCAGAGTGAGCATACTCGATGTTTCTGCCAGTTATAAGTGTGAACTTTAGTACAGACTGTCCTGAGGCATTTGATGCGGTTATAGAAACGTTTAGAATGGTAGATTGACTTGCCACACCACTCAGCACACCGGTCGTATTGTCAAACGCCAATCCGGTTAACTGTGTGATATTTTCTGGATCGACTGTAAACTTTGTAATGACGCCGCCTGTATTTTCGGGTGTACTTGTTGCATCGTTACTACCCAACGGAAACGTAAACACGGTTTCAGGAATGGATATATTTGGGACTGGAACACTGGGGACTAGATCAGATTCCTTGTTTACGGGCTCCAATACTTCCAAATTCACAATCGATGTGTTTGATGTAATCCCGTTTGTCGCAGTGATGGTATACTCTACATTTGCCGATGAAACAGTCGGTTTGCCTGTAATGTTTCCAGTTGTAGTGTTTAGTGTTAATCCCTTTGGCAAGGCAGGTGTGATGCTATATGAAAGTATTGGATCCGCCCCAATTACCAAAGTGTTTGCAATCGGTGTACTCAACGTTTCATTCATTTTCACTGATATGAACGTGGGGTACTTTAGTTGTGGCGCAAAATACTTTTTCTATTCAGGGTAAACATTTCAGCATCGTTGAGAATCCGATTGAACACCAATATGGCAAAGTAAGCAGATGTGGTACTGGAATACTGATCTGACCCGATTTGGAATGAATTGGTGATTCCCGTAAGTGGATTTCTCAATTGGTCTGTTGGAGTCACTGCTATCGTTGATGTGTCTGGTGCGTCAAATGTAATCTTGTTTCCGTTCAAATATGTTTTACAGGTTTTGTCCGTAGATGTAGTGTATGTGATACCAAAGGTATTGGCTGAATATGTTTGACCGCTGGTTATTGTATATGTTTGGAAGGATGTACGATCCTGTATCGGTTGCACTGAAGTTGCACCAACATTCGAAATTACGACTGCGTTTTGTTTGGATGTCGTTAAACTATAATTGAACGCTAATCCAAATTGAGCACCACCATATCTAAAGCCCATCCCATCCGAAACTGAATTTGCAGGTATTTCCGTTGATGGACCACTACCTGCTAACACTATAGTAAAGTTTGATGTGGGAAATAATATCCATGATTGATTATTGTTGATAAGGTCATAGTTAGAAGACGCTACGGTTTCGGATAGGACTATACCTTTTGTGCCAGAATTGGATACGCGATACGATACAGGAGCAACACTTCGAGGTTTTAAGGTGTACTTGTTTTGCACGTTATTAATATCTGCATAAGTTGAGTTGCTTTTCCACAGTGAGAAGTTTTGAGTAGACGAGTTGAATTCCTGATAGGTTTCATCCCAAACAATAAACGCAGATTTGTACAGATCCAATCCCGGGTCACCCGCACCCGCTTTGATGCTAGTCACTTTTGTAAAGAATACCTTTGTCGCATACATAAGCACAATAATGGCAATCCCAGCCGAAATCAACGCGCCACCTAGCACATAGAGTAGAATTGTCAATAGATTCATGTTTATTAAATGTTAGTTTGTGCCAGTATAAGTCCAGTATCCAGCTACACCTAGTGAAATTGCACCAACTGCCGCCGCTACACCTCCAGCCGCCAGATATACGGTCTTGTCTTTCAATTCTTTGGTAGTTTGAATATCAAGTGTTATGTCGGCATCGGCAAAAAAAGTACCTGTGCTAATACTTATGTCACTTTTACCAGAAGATGTTGGTGTACCACTTATGGTTCCTGTGAGTGGGTCAAGTGTTAGTCCCAGTAGATTTCCAGTTGTACTAAAAGTTAAACGTTCACCTGCCCCATTATATATATAAACAGGAACACTCTGAATCGGTTTCCCAACGATTCCTTGAATAACATTCGAAGCATATACAATATTATAACCAGTGACGAGTTTAAACTTTAGTGAAGAACTGCCGGACTCGTTTGAAGCCGTGATCGTCACATCAACAACAGATGACATTGAAACTTTTCCACTTAATACACCCGTCGCCGAGTCGAACGTCAAACCAGTCAGTTGGGTTATATTCAGAGATTCATTTTTACTGCTTACTGCCAATTCAAACTTGGATATAATACCGCCCGTGTTCGCAGGAGTGGTAGTTGTTGCATTACTACCCAAAGGATACGTGAATATTGTTTCAGGTATCGATATGTTTGGGACTGGAACGGCTTCTTTGTTGATGGTTGTACCCGTAACTGATATGTTAATCACGCATGTATTTGTAGTAATGCCATTTGTTGCAGTAATAGTATAGTCTTTGGCTACAGAGGATATAGTCGCTGCGCCAGTTATATTTCCAGTTGTTGTATTAAGCACCAGCCCTGTAGGCAATGTTGGTGTAATATTATATGATAGGATGGGGTCTGCGCCACTGATCAAAGTGTTTGCAATCGGTGCACTCAACGCTTCGTTCGTTTTCAACGTTACTGTTGCGGGATATGTCAATTTAGGTCCAAAGTATTTTTTCTTCAGATATGCGTCCAGGGTAATCATTTCGGCATCGTTGAGAATCCGATTGAACACTAAAATGGCAAAATAGGCAGAAGTTGTGCTAGCATACTGATCAGACCCCACCGTGAATGAATTTGACGCTTCCGACAGTGCAGTTGCCAGTTTGTCCGCTACCACAAGCTTGCCTGATGCAGTAAATGTAATTTTGTTCCCATTCAAGTATGTTTTGCAAGTTTTATCAGTTGATGTGGTGTAGGTGACGCCAAGTGTATTGGCTGAGTACGTTTTTCCGCTGATAGTTGTATATGTTTGAAAAGATGTGGGCGCCTGTACGGTTTGCAATGAATATAACCCTGCATTAGAAATTACAACTGCGTTCTGAGGGGTGGATGACACTTGATTTTCGTTAAATGACAAACCAAATCCACCACCGCCATATCTAAATCCAATACCGTCTGCGACAGATTTTGCTGGTATTTCTGTGGTTGGACCACTGCCCACCAACATTACTGTAAAATTCGAGGTAGGAAATAACGCCCATACTTGATCATTATTAATTAGCTCGTCACTATTGAACGCTACAGATTCTGATGGCACTATACCTTTTGTGGCAGAGTTCGATATCCTGAATGACATTTCGTGACCCGCGACACCCAATGCTCTCGGTCTTAACGTGTACTGAACTCCGCCATAGGTAGAATTACTCAACCATGCTGTGAGTTTTCCATTGGCATCAAACGTTTGATTTTGCTCGTCCCAAACAACAAACGCAGAGTTATATAATTCCAAGCCCGGATCACCGGCACCAGCTTTGATACCAGTCACTTTTGTGTAGAATACCTTTGTCGCATACATAAGCACAATGATAGCAATCCCAGCCGAAATCAACGCGCCACCTAGCACATAGAGTAGAATTGTCAAGAGACGCATATTTACTATATAACGATTAATTAATAAACAATGCATTGGCTTCTGGTCATATTAATTACTTTGATGAGCTTGGTAGTAACACTCGTCTCAATCGAATATATTTCTAAATACGCTATTCGTAAACCGAATCATCGTATTGAGCAAAAACGATCTGAAGTTCCTAAAACAGCGTATACAACAGCTCATTTTGTGTATGGACTTTGGGACACGTCACCCATTCCAGAAAATTTTCAAAACACAATGTATTTGTGGGAAAAGCAAGGTTGGAAGGTCAAACTTTGGAATAAGGAGATGGTAGACAGTCTGTTGGATGAATATCCAGACTACAAGCAGCTGATCCCCAGTTTCACAAGAAAGGTACAAATTGCAGACTTGGCTCGCTTGTTGATTCTGTTTAAGGAAGGCGGACACTACTTTGACTTGGACTGCGTTCCCACAAAGGAAAATCTGTTTGTACATCTAAACGAATTCGGGCCGAATAATGTGTTCTATCAAGAATGCGTAAAAGGATATATTTCTTCGATGCTGGTTGGGATAACCAAGCGTATTCGAAAATGGAGTCCCGAGCAAACCTCGAGAATCGCCAATTTTGCGTTTGGAGCTAGGCCTAACGATCCGGTAATTAAGCGTAATCTTGAACTTCTCAGGTTCCGGTGCATGCAGTTTGCCGATCAACACACGGACTATGATGTTATATTCAAAACAGGACCCGACTGTACCACTACCGTCGTGCATGAAGCATCGGACAAAGTGGTGTTGGAGAATCGGGTTTGGATGCGGCATATTGCGACTGGGACTTGGAAACACCAAGGAGATATACAACAGACCGAAATCCAAGTTTTACCCAAGAGTGAATAGTGAATAAACATGCGTTGCTCTGTCATTTACACGTTTTTCATGATCACGTTAATCGTATCGATTGTGCTTATGATTCTCACGTGCCAATCCAAAGCTTTTTGGAAGCCTACCAAAGCGCCCACACTGCCCAGTTCGGATGCAGGTGAAGCGCTCATTGCTTCCGCTAAATTCTCTTGGGATGCTTCAGTAAGCAGCGTGACTTCGGATGGTGTCACTATCTACCCCAGCAAGGACCGATATGATGGTCTGACGTACGACTTGGTCAGAAAGGATAATAGTATTTGTGAAAAGGATCCAAACGCCTCTTGGATACACTACCCCAAGTCAGTGGAAAAGCGCACGACAATATTGGTGTCCAAATCCATGTCCAATCGATTCAATGGCATAATTTCTACTTACATCAATGAAGCAACACCCACGTATCAGGGTCTGGTCGGTTTTCTGCTCTACGAAGCAGTGAGTTTCATTATTCTGGATACGGTCGATCAAAGCTTTTCAATCACCATCAATGGACAACCTCAACTGAATAGCAATAACTTTGGCGTCATATCTTCCAACTTTGATGGCGTAGGTCACAAAACTTACGTGAACGGCAGCAAAATTCAGTTTTCAGGCACGGTCACCAATCCTGCACCAAAAACTGGCGCGGTCGTACCAAAGATATCTGGAGATTGGACGCACATGTATGTGTTTGATCGATGTCTCACCGATGCGGAACAAGCAGATGTCAATAGTTATCTAGAAAGACAACATGCAATTCAGCAAACAATATATTACACGGTGAACGCTATTCCAACTGCCCAAATTAACGCAGTGGTTAATAAGGCGGTATCCACTTACGAGTGTAAGTGTAGCAGCACAGGCACATTTTCGTACTTGGGTTCTCTGTTTGGAATGAAGCTTAACGCAGATACGGGCGTTATAAATGGCACACCCACACATGTTGGTTCCAGTAACGTTCAAATCAAATTCACGTCAACCGACGGGACTGTACTGGTCACTGCTTTGACCATTAATGTGGTTGACACCAAAGATTTTCCAAACAAGAATGCATACATTATTGGCACTTCCATTGGTTTATTCGTGAGCGTGATCATGCTTATCATCATTTGGATGCGCTGCAGAAAGTACGGGAAATCTACTGGAAAAAAACGTTAATCGTAAATATATAAAATGAATGTTTCATGTTCATTGGATGCGGATAACGAATACACTGAACTAACGTGCAATTTTGTAGTTGACGAGAGACCTGTGAGTCAAATTGTATTCAACATTGAACCGCTGGTGATCAACAGTTTGTGTTTGCCACCTAATACCATTGTGGTCAGCCGGTTTGACAATCTTTCGGTCAGAGATGGTGGGAAGAAAATCAAAGGAGTTGGACTGGCACTTTTGTGCGGAGTCATTCGAAAGTTTAATCAGGTATTGTCAACCATGAAATACGACAAGAAAGTACCGTATCCACATCGACAGCTTGGATATGTATACTTGGAGCGTGAAAGCGACGAACCAGGTCTTAAACGATATTATTCATCTTTAGGATTTAAAGACGTAGAAGCCTACTTCCAAAAGAAACACAAACGCTGCGATAACATGTCTTATAAGGGTATGATTATCAGCGTAAAAGAGTTACTGGGTGGGTGCAAGAAAAGGAATACGTTCAAGTTATCCCTAAAAGACAGAAATCGCAAACTCAAGATTGTTTAGATTGCATCACTTTAAATGCGCTTCGCTTTGCGCTCATTCACTTTTGATCGAATAAACCGCCGTAACTTTTGCTTTTGCGCCGTTTCTGTCACCGTATCATCCACAAACAACAGTGCTTCTGTCATCTGCAAGAATTCGGCCAGCTTTCCAGTCGGCTTGTACTTTTTGCACACCTTGATGGGTGCTCGTTGCTTCGAGTACAGCTCATCGTGCTTGGGATACGCCTTGCTCCGAATTCGGCATTGAATCAACTCGTCGGTGCGCATTTGAAGATTTCGCAATATCATCCCCAATACAATACTTGGGATAGGATCCGTACGCTTGATGAGATTCTCAAACCATTGCGGCATGAATGCACTACATGTTCGACTGGAATACTCCTTGAACCACAGAAAGCAGGTGTGTAGCGCCATGAACGGTCGAATAAACAAACAAGGAATGAAAATTCTGGTGATGAGCGCAGAATCAGTCAACGGACTTTCACTCTTGATAAAGGAGTCCACGTCGAATAAGATTCGGTCTTGGAAGTTATCCATATGCTTTCTCGAAATAACCGCAGATCGCGCTTGGATACTGTCCAGGCATTCACGTACAAAGGTTGGTTTCTGATCGTTCTTGATATACCAGTCCCGCAAGTTGCACAAAATGTGATATACCACTCGAAAGTGCTGGCACATAAACATGAATGGTGTTCGCAGGTTGCTCCACCACAGTCTTCGTGCCACAAACTCTTGCACTTCAAGTCGGCGCTGTTTTCTGGCTGCAGCCAATGCATCTTGCCGTCTCCGGATTAACCACGGTAAACGTGATTTCCATCTGGCATACATGACACGTCCCAGTAGAATTCTATAGGATTTCCGCATCCGCAATGTTCGACGCCACCGGAATACACCCAATCGCCGCAAGTCAGTATTCGTCTCCGTTTGTTGTCGCCAATGTTCAATCACGGTTTCTTTGATGTGTTGGTGCGCCTGATACGAATGTCGAACGGTGTTCAAAATGTGTCGCAAACGGAGTTCTCGTAGAATTCGTTTGGCATTCGCGTTGCGCCGCCAAAGCCGAGCGTATTTCAGCTGTAAGAAGGGCGTTCGTTTTCGGTCCATGCCCAGTCGAGCCAGACTTTCTTCGTATTGATGGATCACGTGCATCGTCTGGAGAGGTAATTGAATCTTGTGAAACACCACCTTGACGGACAGGTCCTTCTCGTTGGGGATCCTCCAGCCGGTACCGAGCACATCGTGAATGTGGATTTCGTGAACATCAACGTGAATGGACCAGAGTGTGTCCACGTGCCAAACACATGAATCTCCAAACGAATCGCTGATCAACAACTTGGCCGTTTGGCCGAACGGAACCTTCCAGGATGGCATTTGGGGCAATAAAATAAATGGAGATTCAGCGGGTCTGGGCAGCTCATTCTGAAAAACTACATGCAGCCCTGGAAATCTGTGGAATTTACAAACCAGATATATGTGCCATCTGGTTGGGCAGCAAAGAATTGGTCTTACGAAAAAGCTGGAATGGCAACTTAATGCATTTACAAGAAGAGCTGAAGAAACACGATTTGACGAGGCCTTTGACCGTGCGTTTTGAAACGTTGGCAGACACTGGAGAACAACTGGATGCTATGGTGCTATAAATTCCAGTAGATTCACAAAGATTTTCGGGCACTTGGTTTTGTTCCATGTATATAACGTCCCAGCCGTTTCTGGTTCATTTTTGCCAAATGATAGCGCAATTAGGTGATCACAATCTTCAGCGATTCGCGTGTTTCTGGCCCACACGCTTTCACACGTGATGCATTCAGCACCCGATTGGATTGCGTATTGAATATCTTTCAAACTGTTTTTCTTGGTGATTCTGCTGAATTCCGCGTGATAACGTTTGGCACTCGTGAACGACTCGGGTGGAAGGTACAACTTTAACGCAGCATAATGTTGTTCGTTGAATAAATCCACGGCTACGAAATCAGCCCAAGCTGCTCCGCCCGATATTAGCTGTATAAACGTCGGATCCAGTTTCAATTCTTCGGTGATGATTCTATGTGATTCTTTTAGCATTTCTGCATATAATCGACCAGACATGTACTGAGCATGCTCTTTTCGACCCGCTGTGCCAATGATTGCGACACGAATCATGTGTTTTTTATTTCATCGCCAACGTGGCCAATTGGTCAGCCCCTTCATTTCCAGGAATACCGCTATGGGCCAACACCTTCTCGAAGGTAACCTTGGGATGTAGATCTCGCTGTTCATGCAATTGTCGAACCAAGGTATAATTGACATCTTCTGGATCCAATGTCTTCGAGTGGAACTTGCCAATCGTGTATGCGGAATCACTGCAGATCACACCTTCCGCGTTGGGTTCAAATGAACTTAACGCCAATATGGCGGCCAGCAGCTCACAGCGGTTATTGGTCGTGATTGGTTTCACGACTCGCATGGATATGTTTCGAGGATCGTTCACTCCAAAAAATACACCAATACCTCCGATACTGTCGTCCAGATTTGAGTTCTTGGCCCCTCCATCACAATAAACAGTAGGAATTCCAGTAGAAATTCCAGTAGAAACTCCATCGACAGGTATTCCACTAGCATTTCCACTAGCAGCAGGCACGTCAGTAGGAACATGACTTATCAACACGGATTCCTGTCCACGAAAAAATTGTTCGGCTTCGATTTTGCTCGGGAAAGATTTGAACTTGCACTTTTTGATGCCAGTTTTTGCGCGATGTGTCAAATCCCACCGCGTATATATGACACGTTCACCATCCCGTCCATTTAGCACTGCATAGAACTTTTGCGTGCCCGCCGGTTTCTTTTTGAAATACTTTTTCATCTCGGTGGTTTTCTACTTGGGTGTTAGAACGACTGCGACGAAAGAATGCACTGGTTTACATGGTTTTTATTGTGATGGCATCATTCATTGATTTCAGAGCAAAATAATGTGTGACAATCTTTTTGGATGTGGCGTCAGTGGGCTGGTCTTGCAGAATGAATGCGACAACACTTTGGATAAACTCTTGGTTTCGACTGGAAACTTTGTGCGTATTTCGCTGGTGTTCCGTCATTTCTAATCGCTTTTCCAAAAAGTTTCTCACGAATTTCAGTATGGCTGGCCGTTTCTGAATGCGCCTCTGCATCGACTCGGCTACAAGCTTGGGCATTTGAAGATATGACTTGTTTGCATCTAATATCTCTTGAACCCATTCAATTTCGTTTCTATTCGTTTCTATGGGAATTCCAGTAGAATCGTTTAGCGCTGGTATGTTTCCTTCGCGAAAGTTGATGAGTTCCCAAATGGTTTCCGCATCCCTTCGGCTAGGATGGATTTGCAAGTACACATCAATCACTACTTGTTCGTACGTGCACATTCCTTTTGTTTTTGTTAGTGTATAATAAAAGTCTAAATGATTCCCAAAATCATTCACCAGACTTACAAGACAGAAGCAGATATACCCCAACATTGGCTGGAATCATATTTGTCTTGGAAGGGACTGGAAGCACATGGATGGCAATACATGTTTTGGGATGATGCAAAGATGCGGGATCTTATCGCCAATAACTATTCGTGGTTTCTAAACCAATACGATAGTTACCCCAAAGTGATTCAGAGAGTGGATGCTTGGCGCATATTTGCGTTATATCACTATGGTGGGTTGTACACAGATTTAGATATTGTGTGCAAGCCAGAAAAGTTTGTACCGTATTTCGAAGTGATTCAGAATGAAACGATCGTGTTACCTAAAACAAAGACGGGTAATGGCGTAGAAGGTCAGGATTTATCCAACTGTTTCATGCTTTCAGAACCACATAATGAATTCTGGACGCATGTGTGGAAAACACTTAGAAACCCGTACAAGCTTTTGCCTTATAAAGCTACACTGTCGTACATCAGTCCATATTATGGAGTGTTGTTTACCAGCGGACCCGGTATCATTGCAGACAGCTATTACACGTATGAGAAGAAAAGTAGTATCTACGTGCTTCCAGCCCCACTCATACAGCCGCTTGACGATTCCAAGCCTAAACCTCATGATACACGCGAGAGCTTAGTGCGGATCATAGAAGGAAATAGCTGGCACCCCAAATCGGTGTCGTTCTGGCGCTCATTTGGGGTTTTCGACAAGTATGCCAAGGCCATTCTTGGAGTTCTACTGGGCATGTGCATGATTGTGATTGTTGTATTGAGTGTAAAAGTACATCAGGCAACTAGATAATAAATGGGTCAAGCACATAAATCCAAGGATCATGAATTTAAGAGTGATTTTGAGTATGTTCAACATTGGCGAGAAAAGAATAAATTTTGGTGGCTGGTGTTTGGTCTGGGTTTCCTGATTCCCTATATAATCATGTATTTGGTGGTCAACCCGGTAGGCACATATTACTACACTCGGTTACCTTCCAAAGATTTAAAGGAGAAGGGAGTGAAGGGTGGAGCATTAGCAACTGTGATACTGGGATGGCTGGGACTACCGTTTCTGAACTTTTATTCGCCTGTGGCATATATTGCACAGACTTAGGTTAAATGTGCAGTAAAATGTTCATTTATTTTGGATTATATCCGCAAGCATAAGTGCGTGTTTAGCTTTGATAGTATGAACATCTTCCAATATTGTTTCTAGCTCGGTGTCGATTGTGTCAAAATCATGTTGGTGTATAGCACACAACTTCAGCAACACGTTTTTGCCATAGGAATTGTCTGGAGAAAAGGTCTTGGAACAGCCACATTCACGATTCTTCACGATCACGCTTTTCACAGTGCTCATTCGTGTTTTATTTTAGCATCTTTCAGCAGTGATTGAGGTTCTCGCTATGTGAATCTAGGTACTCCCTATTTGCTGTTGTTGTTAGCTGCGCCGATGAAGTTAAATCGAGACGCCTAAGAAATATCTGTTGATACCTGTATTGAAGTCCTAGTGGAATCGAATAGAATTGCCCTAGGACCACCCAGGTACGGATGCGGTGGAGTTTGGTGGCCAGTGGAGTTTGGTTTTGTGTGAACTCCCTATTTGCTGTTGTTGTTAAATTTGTTTGTCTATTAAAACGCTGTTGATACCTGTACTAAGTCTCTAGTAGAACTCTAGAATATTGACCTAGGACCATTCAGGTACGGATGCGGTAGATTTCGGTGGCCAGTGGGGTTTGGTTTTGTGTGAACTCCCTATTTGCTGTTGTTGTTAAATTTTGCTTGCTATATGAACTTTGTCGATACCTGTATTGAAGTCCTAGTGGAACCGAATAGAATTCACCTAGGACCATTCAGGTACGGATGCGGTGGATTTCAAAGGCCAGTGGGGTTTAGTTTTGTGTGAACTCCCTATTTGCTGTTGTTGTTAAATTTGTTTGTCTATTAAAACGCTGTCGATACCTGTATTGAAGTCCTAGTGGAACCGAATAGAATTCACCTAGGACCATTCAGGTACGGATGCGGTGGAGTTTGGTGGCCAGTGGGGTTTGGTTTTGTGTGAACTCCCTATTTGCTGTTGTTGTTAAATTTATTCTATACTTAATATCTGTCGATACCTGTACTAAGTCTCTAGTAGAACTCTAGGATATTGACCTAGGACCATTCAGGTACGGATGCGGTAGATTTCGGTGGCCAGTGGGGTTTGGTTTTGTGTGAACTCCCTATTTGCTGTTGTTGTTAAATTTTGCTTGCTATATGAACTTTGTCGATACCTGTACTAAGTCTCTAGTAGAACCGAATAGAATTCACCCAGGACCATTCAGGTACGGATGCGGTGGATTTCAAAGGCCAGTGGGGTTTGGTTTTGTGTGAACTCCCTATTTGCTGTTGTTGTTAAATTTTGCTTGCTATATGAACTTTGTCGATACCTGTACTGTATGTCTACTAGAATGTTACAAGACTGACCAGGACCACCCAGGTACGTGGCCAATAAGGTTTCGTTTTCATATTCCATATTTGCTATTGTTGTTTTGTGATTTTTTTATGGAGTCCAGCATAGAATAAACATGTTCTATTCAATCAACAATAGTGAATTTAAAGTATCTGTGGTAAAGAATCATATTTCGCTATTTCAGCAACGCAACCAAAATGACCCTGAAATCATGGTGTGTGAGTGGAGGGATTACAGTCATGTGTTTATTGGAATGGACGAAGGTAACGAGGGGAACACTATTCTCATACAACTTAACCCCCTAAACTATGTTTATATTGGAATTGGTGTATTCAGCTTCAAAACTACATATCCTATCGTCAAGTATGTTTCTAAAATCGGAGGAAGTGGTGGTTATCCATATCCATATGCAATTGATACACAGCAAAGTTATTATTTAATGCTGGATATGGTGAAAATCAAGCACATGAAAACACGTGATCCATCTTATCATGAAGATCCGTACTATTGGTATTATGAGCACAATCGAACTTTACACGGTTATTTTTATGAACCAAATGCAGCAAAGAAATACAAGAAACTGACAGCCGACGAGAAGGCAAAGGTTACCAAACCAGACTATATACACGAAATGAAATCATTTGGAAAACGCATGGGATTCAGTGCTATTCGATCGCGTGTATTGTTCCAGTAGAATTTGCGTGATCCAGTAGTCTTTGTCGTACGCCATACGTGTTCAGGTATTCTGGACCATCGTGTAGCACAAAGTCCCAGTCGATTCTAATGGCAGGTATAATGAAATCTTCTGGAATAATCATATCCAATACAAACATAGTGGCATCTTCGATGCGAATCATGGTCTCAATCAGTATCTTGTGTGGAAATCGATGTGAGATGGTCTGGTTCAATTTGAGTTTTTCAGAAATAATGTGATTATAGTCACCTTTTTGCAATGTGTTCAGATATTCACGAAACAGTATAACCGAGCCAAGACGCACAGAAGGCAAAGTGGCGCGAATGCTTTCAATCAATTCCATTTGTTTTATTAGACACACATTTCATGGCATACGTTCCTCAGACATGTACGGGAATCCCATCATCCAGTCAAAAGTACGATGTAAGAACGTACGAGTGTCTGGTGCCCAGCTGATATTGCACGTATTCTCATAGACCGTTACATGCAGTTCACCTTCGCTGCGGAATTTCTCTGCCAATCGAACGAGAAGTGCTTGTACAGACACTCGATTGTCGGTTGGAACAATATAGACGATATCTGCGCGTTTTGTGGTTCTAGTAGTATCCGGCAGCACGCAAATCGTTATTTGCATATGTCCAGCTTGCGCGGCCGCAATCATTTCGTTTTCCAGGCGCGGTTTGCATTTCGTGATTTCGGCATCCAGCAATCGATTGTGTTCATCTATCGTTTTCTGCTGAAGATCGGATTGTACTTGAGCAGAAATGGTCTGAAGCTTACTGGCCAGTGAGGTCATTTTATTTATATTACGAACTCGCTTTGGGTGTCGCCTTGAGTCGACTGGAAATTTCATCTGCAATCCAATCTAACACTGGAGAAAATGCCTCTACTGAAGCTGTGTTTTCTAATATAATTTGCTGATCATGATCTTTCTGTGCACGAATCATTTGTTCATAATGCTTTTTCTGTGTATCATCTGCACGTTCCCGAAGTATTCTAAATCCGCGCCTGGTGACAGCTTGTCGATACATGGCAATTTGTTCCGATTCATTCATATCTGGTAGAATTGCTTGAATTTGATGCGCCATATCTTTGTAGTCCGTAAATTCTGCAGTTTGTTCTAAAAGTTTGTCTAATTGTGCTGCTGCTGGGTCAGAGATATTCATTTTCTTTATTATCATTCATTCGCTCATCGCCCATGCTGAATATTGTCATTGGCCTTGCTCTCTATACTGCCCTTCTTTACGTTCTGGTCGTCGCCTCGTTTGAGATGATGTGGGGAGTCGAAGCGGCAAGCGTGATCAGCGATCGATACGAATATTCTTACAACATTCCCAATACGACGATTTCCATTTCTATCGACGCGTTACCACGTGATGTCTACAAGGACACCAAAGCATTGGCTAGCATTCTTTTGACAATGAGTGCATGCTCGTTCCTGGTTTCCGGTGTGGCGATTGCCAGCATTTGTGTCAAGAATTTTCGATCTCGAATGCCGAATGCTTGGTGGCCCAATGAACTTCTTGTGGCGATGTCTACGTTTGCTGTAAGTATGCTCCCGTTTGCGTATGGAGCCTTCATTCTTTGGAAATACGAAACAATGTCGGAACAAGACAAGACCACGTGGAACAATGTTGATTCAAGATTCATGCACGTATTTTCACAATCCAAGCCGCTGCTTATCATGACGGCGCTTCCGTTTGCTTTCTGGTCTATTGTGTGTACTGTGTTGGCAATCCAGTATCTACGCCAAAGCAATTAAAAGAAAGAAATGGATTTTCCAAGAGTCTGGGTGTGTGAACAGTGTGGAAACTCAAACTACTGCACTGAAAGGAATGATGAAACCTTTATTCAGTGTCAACAATGTAAGCATGAAATGAATGTGGAGCATATAGAATTCGAATTCGTATTTTGGAGATGCTGTAAATGCAAACACGAAAATGACCCAACTGAAACAATTACAGAGCGAGATGAAATGGCTTTCGCAAAATGTCATTCATGTGGTTTTGAAGAACGTATTCTCATTGTGATTTAATTTCGAGTTTAAATTTGACCCTTAAATTTGAAACATATATTCACATGCAGCCATCATTCCCACGACAAAAACCAACACAAACACAATGCCAATACTGCAAATTGTGATGATGGCTGTGATTCCAGTCGCCACCTTGAGGTTGTACACTTCTGGGTCTTGAAAGTAAACAAACATCGATATTACTGCAACACATAGTATGATGACTTGAAGAAACGTGTTAAGCTTGGATTTCGAATGTAATAGCCACCTTTCAGGCTTGGCGATCGTGTACATGATTTGGAATATCAAGTAAACGTTAGTAACGATCAACGCAACGAGCGTTACTCGTTGAAAATCAGAGTAAGTTTGCCACTCACTGCAAGCGAGAATTGCGTAGACGATCGTCGTAATGTACGCAGCAATAAACAACGGTCCAATCATGTATAGCGTGATCTTTGTTTCACGTAGTTGCCTCTGTTCCTCGTTCATCTGTCGAAGTCTTCTTTGGATATCTACCATCCCTGCTTGAATTTCCACTTGAATGCCTGCGTGAATTTCGACTGGGACTTCTACATTGATCCGAATTTGTGGATTTCTGCATATGGGGCACGGTGATCCCTTGAATGGATCGTAGCATGGCTCGTGGAAGAACATGCCTCTGCATTGACACTTGTAGTCTGTACATTTGTCCAGTCGAATTCCACTGGATTCTTGACAAATCAAGCAGACATCATCTTCCGATGGTATAATGGGCAACTTTTCCCCTGGCATTTGGGAGAGTGTGGAGCCTCTATAAATCTGCAGCGCGTTCTATAAGTTTTTCCACTGGACTTTGGTCGTAAACTTGTCTGCGGCATTTCCAATAATGATGACATGTCCTAGGTGTTTTCCTTGAGATTCCCGAGAAAGGTGCTGTTGCAGTGTTGCAATTCGTTTGTAACGTAAATGTTTTTGCGCATTCCACCTCGTAATATGGTCGGACATGAGGTTTTGGATGTTTGATTCTGTTTTATTTGCCTTCCACGAGCTTCCAAACCAATTCAAATGCTCCATCAAAGTCAACCACATCGCCTGGAATTTTCGCCTTATCATCGGCTAGTCGCAACAAGAGTGAAGCGTGAAATAACGGATCGCTTTTAAATTCACTAGCCTCTGCTTCAGACAATGTTCCGCCTTGTTCTTCCAGCGTAGCCAGAGACGCGGTAGAGAGATTGTCACGGTACTTTGCATTTGTAGTCACCATGTATCGCTTAGCTTTCACGTGATACTCTGTGAGTCGAAATACAGGATATGGGAATCCCAATGTTTGAAGGTATTGTGATCCAATTTGTTCGTGCTTGTGTACACCCCATTTTGATCTGGTCATGTCGTTTTCTTCGAATGATTTCAACTGCCCAATATCATGTAACCAGCCAGCAACGATAACGTATCGTGTGGATAGCGCATCCTGTTTGTAGTCAGGTATCAGTTGCATTAAACGGCATGTGTGCGCCACTGTTTGAAAAGCATGTGAAACCTGTGACACACCTTCTTCACCTATGTAATCACGTTTTCCATACGACTTTAATAGTCTGTGTATGTCTTGCTTTGCAAATGCAAGTCGCGATGTATTTACTATCATCGGTCGTGCCATTTTATTTATGTGAATTCTCCAGGTACGGATGCGGTGGACTTTGGTGGCCAGTGGAGTTTTGTTTTGTGTAAACTCCCTATTTGCTGTTGTTGTTAAATCTAGACGCCTAGGTAATATCTGTTGATACCTATAATGAAGTCCTAGTGGAAACCCATAGGATTGCCCTAGGACCACCCAGGTATGGATGCGGTGGATTTCATTGGCCAGTGGAGTTTTGTTTTGTGTGAACTCCCTATTTGCTGTTGTTGTTAAATCTAGACGCCTAGGTAATATCTGTTGATACCTATAATGAAGTCATAGTGGAAACCCATAGGATTGCCCTAGGACCACCCAGGTATGGATGCGGTGGATTTCATTGGCCAGTGGAGTTTTGTTTTGTGTGAACTCCCTATTTGCTGTAGCTGCGCCGACTTTGTTTGTTGTTAAATCTAGACGCCTAGGTAATATCTGTTGATACCTATAATGAAGTCCTAGTGGAACTCTAGAAGATTGCCTTAGGACCATTTGCTGTTTATTTGCAATTGAATTCACCTAGGACTAAATGCTATCTACACATTCACGTGTTAATTCATGTTTATTCATGGATTTGGAAGCATAATGATTGTCGGAGTTACCGCTGGAGTTACCGGCGCATCCTCATATATTCCCTTGTAATAAGCATATGCGCCAATCAAGAATCCGATGCCTATCAAAGCGCCACCCACTGCAATGTACAAAATATTGCTTGATGAAGAAACTGGGGTTCCATTGGTGGGTGTCGATGACCCGCTCGGATTAATCGTGATTGGAATGGAAACGGATGATGTTGAATCGTCGGATAACTTTACGCTAATTTTGACAGTACCATTACCTTTTTGAGTTGGAGTGCCAGTCAACAAACCTGTTTTTGTATTGAACTGTAGCCCAAATGTGTCTCCGGTTATTGTAAAAGGACTTGTAATTCTTAAGTCGTTCACATTATTTGCAATAGCTGCGGTACACGCTTTAATCGCAGTGCCAACAGTTCCAACAATGGTTGTTTCGGAATAACTTAAACATGTTCCCAGTGTAAGTCTAATTGTCACAGTGGACTGTCCTGTTGCATTGGATGCGGTTATCTTAATAATGTCATTATATGTTTGTATGACAGTGCCCGTAAGTATGCCTGTTTTATCGTCAAACGCGAAACTGCTGAGTGCTGCAATGTTGGTAGGTTCCATAGAATAGGAAGTTGGTGTGCCTCCCGAATTAATTATTTCTGGTAATTGGATCGATTGGTTTAAAGTCGCAAAATACACGCTGGTTGAAAACGTTATATTGGGTGCTGCAACACCTTCTTGCGTTGGTTCAGATGGGATGGAAGAAACTTTCATTGTGATCGTTACCGAAGTACTGGCCCAGCAATTGGTTCCCGTTATGGTATACGTGGCCGCTGGTGACTCGATCGTGGGAGTCCCAGATATTATTCCTGTATTAACGTCTATTGTCAGACCTTGAGGTAAAGGTGGTGATATTGAGTAAGTAATTGCATCTGCGCCTGGAATGACGGTAGAGTTTGAAATAGGGCCAATTATTGTGGATTTCACAAAGTTAGATGTTGTTGGATATGTAATTGTTGGCGCAAAGTATTTAGACCTCAAATAATCAGAAAGCTTGGACTGTTCGACTGCACTCAATGCGCGATTGAATACCAGTATTGCATATACAGTGGATGTTTTTGGATTAGGTGTCGTGTTGTCGAGGGGTATGAAGGGATCCGTACCAATTCCAATATCCGGTTGATTTACAGAACTTGTAATACTAATTGGATTCCCTGAGAAATCATACAATAAAAACCTTTGAAATGATGCTTGATAACCATTAAGATACGCCAACGCCGTTGGAGACATGTTAGCATTGACATCGAATGAATAAGATAGTACTGCACTTTCTACGCCGTTATTTGTTTTGCTCTGAATTTGTTCAGTATTATTGTAACCAGATAACCCACCAAAATACATTCTTACCGTGTTTGGTTCGACCATTTCAATCGAAAGTAACGAATATTCAGTTGTATATTGACCAACAGTATCAATGTGATTAATGTAACTGAGTCCGCCCCCGTTCGTGTTTGTGGTACCAGTACCCACTATGACCACTGTATGGGAACTATTGATTCGTGGAAATCCGGACCAATTTTTTGTTGGCGTACGTATATTTCCCAAGTATGTAGTTGTTGTAGTGGTTACTCCATAACCGCCAGAATTTGATCGTTTTACTGCTAGATTGCTGCTGGTAGCTGGTGTGTTATTCATTTCTCCAGTTACATACTTGCAAGGTACCAAATCATATTTGTAGGACGGAGGAGTCGTGTTTGTGGTTGACACGGGATCTTGATATGAAGTGGTGCTCGGCCACTTTACAAACTCATTGGTTGCGCTTAGCGATATAGATGTTTCATCCCATGTTACAGTTGCTGATCTAGCAATGGTTTTTCCATCATCAATAGATGTTCCGGCAACTATGGGTGATTTCTTGGGCGTGAATATGTTGGTGACTAGCGCTAAAATCAATACGACAGCACCAACCAGTGCACAAACAATGGAAATAGCCCATAGTATATGTATGATCATTTATTTGTAGCAGTCTCCAATTATTTTGTGACAGTCTCATACATTCCTTTGTAATAAGCATATGCGCCAATCAAGAATCCAAATCCTACCAAAGCGCCACCCACTGCAATGTACAGATCAGCTGTGTTTCCGGACGTGGATGCGGACTTGGATGTTGGAACGGGATTTATCGTGATTGGAATGGAAACAGATGATGTTGATTCGTCGGATAACTTGACGCTGATGTTTATAATACTATTACCTGCTTTAGTTGGAGTACCATTCAGTAACCCTGTTGTTGTGTTAAAGTGCAGACCAAACGTGTCCCCGGTTATTGTAAATGGACTCGCAATTGTCAATTGATTCGCATTATTTGCAATAGCTGCCGTACAATCTTTGATTGCGGTACCAATGGTGCTCACAATGGTTGTTTGAGAATAACTTAAACATGTTCCCAATGTCAGCGTTATTGTTGCGGTGGACTGGCCCGATTTATTGGATGCTGTTATTTTGATTGGTTCATTAAATGTGTGTATGACAGTACCTGTTAGTATGCCTGTTTTATCGTCAAACGCGAAACTGCTGAGTGCTGTAATGTCGGTAGGTTCTATAGAATAGGAAGTTGGAACGCCTCCTGAATTGATAATGTCTGGTAGTTTTATAGATTGACTTAAATTTGCAAAATACACACTGGTTGGAAATACTATATTGGGTGCTGCGAGTACGGGTGTAGGATCCCCTGGTGCTGCAGGATCCCCTGGTGGGACAGGACCGATTGTGATTGTGATTGTCGTTGAAGTACTAGCCCAACAGTTGGTTCCTGTTATTGTGTATGGAGTCGCAGGAGACTCGTCTATTGGGGTACCAGATATTATCCCTGTATTAATGTCTATATTCAGTCCTGATGGCAAAGGTGGTGATATTGAGTAGGTAATTATATCTGCGCCAGGAATAACGGTGGAGTTTGAAATGGGTCCAATCGGTGTGGATTTAGAAAGATTTGTTGTTGTTGGATATGTAATTGTTGGTGCAAAGTATTTTGATCTTAGATAATCAGACAGTTTCAGCTGTTCGGCTGCACCCAATGCGCGATTGAACACTAGTATTGCATATACGGTGGAAGTTTTTGGAGTGGTAGTGGACGCCCAGCCGATTCCAATATCTGGTTGGGCTGTGGATGTTGTCATGGAGGTTGGTGCTCCAACAACCATAGAAAATAGGTAAGGAAACGATAACACTGTATCATAGCCATTGAGATACGCAGATTTTTTTGGATATCCGAAAGCAGTGGTAGTTTCAAATGAATAAGACAATACTGCACTCTCTACATTGTTGTTAGTTTTGCTATTGAGCGTCGCAATACTTCCGCTACAGCTTAACCCTAACCCTACAGCTAACCCACCAATACACAGATTAACAGTATTTGGTTCCACCAATTCAAGAGCGAACTGCGACCAATCACTTGCAGTTAGACCAACAGTATCAATGTGATTCACGTAGCTTAACCCACCACCAGCTAGACTTGTGCTTCCAGTCCCTACTATGACCACTGTATGTGAACTATTGATGCGTGGAAATCCGCTCCAGTTCTTGGTTGCCGTTCGAATATTTCCCAAGTATGTTGTTGTGGTGGTGGTCACTCCATAGCCACCTGAATTAGATCGCTTTACTGATAGATTATTGCTGGTAGCTGGTGTGTTATTGATATCACCAGTCACATACTTACACGGTACTAGCTCATATTTGTAGGATGGAGGAGTCGTGTTTGTGGTTGACACGGGATCCTGGTATGAAGTGGTACTAGGCCATTTCACAAAACCATTGGACGCCGTCAATGTTATGGATGTTTCATCCCAAGTAACAATCGCCGATGTTGCTATGGTTCTACCGTCATCGATAGATGTTCCGGCAACAGTTGGCGCTTTCTGGGGATTGAATATGTTTGTTACCATGGCTAAAATCAACACAATGGCACCGGCCAGTGCACAAATAATGGAAATAGCCCATAGTATGTTAACGATCATTTATTTATGAAACAGCTCCGACAATTATTGCGCAGCCGCTCAACACATCAGCTGAATAGTATAAACAGAAATGCTGACGATTCGTTTCCAAGATGGTCAAAAGATCCAAACGTTTGATTGCGTGTCGGATTACCTATTGGAACGACGTTGTTCTAAAGTGATTTCGCTACTGAACGATATCGATATGCATCCGGAAACCCGATCTGAAATTTGTGAAATGGTCAAACGAGTTATCAATGGGGCTAACGTTTGTCATCATGAAACGATTGACACATTGAAACTCCACATGACCGCTCGAATTGCTGGTGAAACACAGAGTACGACCGATTTCGAACGGGTTATTGATTTGGTTCAAGAGATTTCCAGTCGAATTCCAGTACACGCTCCAGAGTTTATGGCTGAATTGACTCGGACTGTTTGCAACATCTACTATCATACCAAACACGGGAACTTTAAGCAGTCCTTTATCCATCAAAATCACGAATCGATCGACAAAATGTCGAATACTCGCATGTTTGTGTTCAACGTTCCCACGCGAAAGTCAAAGTCAGAGTTTGAAATCCGCTATCATGTTGTGGTGGATTTGGAAACAAACTATTACGGCATCAGTGTCAATCGAGGGTACAATCTGTTGCGCACAGAAACCGTGCAGAATTTATTCACAGCTTTCGCGAGAGCACGCAAGTACAAAAACAAGTTTCCGATCAAGTTGTCAGTGGATTGCAACAAGGCTCTGTTGGAAATCATCAAATTCATCAACTACTGAGAATGAATAAACGAATGAAACGTTATTTGCTCGCGATTGATGGTGGTGGTGTGAGGAATGCGTTTTCCATGCGATTCATGCAGATGCTGTTTGAGCATTATCCGGTTCAGTTTGATATGATTGGTGGAATTTCGGCTGGTGCCTTGACAGGAGCACTGATTGCATATGGAAAACAGAATTTGTTTGAACCCATCTTGGCGACCGATTTGTATAGTGAATTCTTTGATCCAGATACCATTACAGTACCTTATATTCGCTGCAAGTATAATGGTAAACGCAAACGCGAATTTATTGATAAATATTTAGGCAATATCAACATGAATACGGCTAGAATACCGTTTCTCACAGCCACGTATAACTGGTCCTTGAAGAAACCACAAGTATTCTATTCGAGTGAGGATTGTTCTCTGGTTGATGTGTTGAATGCGGCCACGGCTGCGTGTACGTACTTTCCGCCAGTCACGTTAAATGATTGTATTCATGTAGATTCGGGTGTGGTCATGAATAACCCTTCGTTATTAGTGTATGCTTCGGCGTATCGAAAGTGGCCACAGGACGAACTGTACATGTTGTCGTTGGGGTGCGGTCGGTCTCCAGCGCAAACGTCGGATTTCAAGTTTATTAATTACTCTACTGCTGATTGGGCGTTACACGGGATACTCGATCTGTTGGAAAGTGGTCCCAATCAAGTCTACGAGAATCTAGCAGAAACACTATGCGATAATTACCTGCGCATAGATATACCGCTAGAAATACCGTTGGACGCGCAAAACGCGCAGTGTGAATTGTTGTGCGAAGCAGTAACCACATACAGGAACAACGAACCAGCACTAGAAATATTATTCAAAGAAATACAAAAAAACGATAATGGCCGGCTCTAAGAAGTACCAGGAGAAAATCATGTGCATCCGTTGTGCGAACAAGGCGAAGCCGCTCCGTTCTGGAAACGGCAAAAATCTGACGACGGCGCAGCGCCAGAAAATGCGAAAGGCTGGTCGCACTGAAAACATGGGCGCCGTCAAGGTGATCATGGTGAAGGGCAAGGGCGGGTCTAAACGAAAGTGTCAAGTCGTCAAGTGTGCGAAGTGTGGTCACAAGAAGTATCGTTTTATCAAGGCGTGATAAATAAATGAGCTTTGAAGTGATTGGTCTCACGTATAATGTGATGGCGCCTGTGCCGGAACCCATTCGTTTTCAAGGTCAGAACGATCGGATGATGCGCATCCCCGCGGCGATTGCCCGATCGATTGACACGTTGGAACGACTGGATTTCATTGTGGTCCAAGAATCAATGTCATCCGATGCACACAATTTGCTCTCGGCTGGATTGTACAATATGGGTTTTGTGTATGAAACAGATCAGTTAGTGGGTGACTTGTCTGCATTCAAGATTGTTCAGGGTGGTCTGGTGTTGTTTTCCAGGTTTCCCATTATCACGCACAAAACGAAAGTGTTTGATGGTATATGTTCTAGGGAAGACTGCTTGTGTGCCAAAGGATGCTTGTATACGAGGATAGAAAAGTATGGACAACCGGTCAACATCTTTTCCGTCCATGTGCAGTCTTGGGAGTGTGAGGATTCCAGAAATGTTCGGCGAGTTCAATTCATACAATTCAAACGTTTTATTGATGACATGAATATTCAATCGACTGAACCATTGATTGTAATGGGAGACTTTAATATGGACATGTATAGTCAGCAAAAGCAAATGCAAAGAATTATGAAATGTTTGAATGTAGACATACTTCCTAGGCATGCAGAATCACATCCATTCACGTCGGATCCATCGACCAATGTACTAATGGGTATTGACGACGCCAATTCATACTCCAGTCCAGCGTTTCCGAATGGATGTGGTGAATCATACTTAAAGTCAGGCAAGTGTATTTGTTGTCCATGCGAATGGTTGGACTATGCGGCATGTTCGACTACACATGCTCCAATACAAAAGGATAAGTCGTACATGAGAGTCATCCCATTGAAAACCGATGCTTTCATCACGAATTTGACTTGGACACAGAAACGGGAATTGTGTGATCTGAGTGATCACTATCCGGTACTGGCCAAGTATGTATTTCCTACCATTAAGCCGAACCTGCGTATTCAGAATCGTGTGCTACCTTATGTGCAAACAGCGCACTACAAGAAGCATGTGGAACCGCTGGTGTATAACCTCTCGTTCTTCATAGTCCTAGCTGTATTCATAGCGATATTCTGTTTGTTTATCGTTTGGATGGTTGTGAAAAAGGCAAAATAAACTATATAAATAAATGTACAAGTATGACGAAAAAACTCCCGAGCGTGATATGAATGGTTGCAAAATGGTGAACCATCTAAAGCAAAACCAACTCCAGATGACGGACGATATTATTTTGCAACAATTGCCGTCGTACAAGTATGGGGTATTCCTCTTTTTATTGGTTTGGGTGTACTTTGGTTGATATTACGATTTGTTTCATTCGTGCCTCGTGTTATGTTTCACTTTAATCAATTTGGAAGACGTACAATTTCAATATATGACTCAACATTGACGGAGAAACTTATCAAGGGACTAGCTGTTTTATCTGTTACAAAGACTCTAGGTTTGGAACTGAGTGCCAGCAATAGCAGTGAGCGTGAGGAACTCGTAAAGAAATTGAACACATACATTCAAGGGAATGCTCGAGGTGCAAAACTCGAAGATGACCTTTTGTATTTGTACAATGAAATGTACCAAACCAAAATGGAAACACTTGATGTGACTGCTAGATTCGTAAACATTGTAATGTTCAGAAAAAACAATAATGGCCATTACAAAATGTTCATACCACGGGAGCTTGATAAAACACGCTCGTATCTCTTACTTATTGATAAGCATCCCAAAAGAATTGATTTTAAACATATTGAAATAATGACAAAAGAACAATCACTATGGAGACTGTTTGATTTCGACGAATCGGGTGTGTTGTTTGACGATGCGGAGTTTTGTGCTCTGATAGAGACGACGGCCCCTCCGATGGATCCAACAAGTCCAATACAATATAAGTTTGAGAATAACAGATTTATTAAAAAACGAAATGCAGTCGTACGTGTACTAAGAGCGATTGCCGATGAAGGTGCGACCTTATCAAGGACTGGAACACGTACTATACGTGCCAACATAGAAAAAGCAAAAAAGCGTCCAAAATTATTGGATGCTGCGGAAAATCAACACTCAGTAAATGACCCAGTCGAATCTCAAGTGGTTCCGAAACAACCAAATTTTACCGCAATTGTTGCAGCAGCAAATCAGATGTTCGATGTGGGATTTCGTATGATTAGTTTGTTACCTAAAACGTATTTAAACCTCAACGCATTCGGACGGCGAATTATACGTTTTAATGATGCTGAAGTTACAGAACGTTTCATAAAATGTACGGTAGTATTAAATTATGCAAAAAAACAACAACTTGAAATATTAACCAATGATTCTGTGAGAGATGTGATTTTGAAGGTAAATGCACGGATATCTGATGTGCCAGGTCCGCTCATAGATTTCTACAATAATCCTCAGTATAAAACCAAAGGTAGGTTCTATAAAGCGTGTAGCGAACATATTAATATCGCAGTATTCAACAAAAATCAATCTGACCATTACTCATTGGATCTGAGATCAACTAACAATGATTCCAACTGGTTAATGTTGATTGATGCTATTCCATGGAATGACTCTATGACTTCCATTGGAATTCTAACAGATTCTACGCGTCTTTTTCAGAAAATGAATGTAACGATTGGCAATGTACTATTTAATAATGAAACATTCTGTAGTTTGCTCGAAAAATACAAACCTAAACCACAGAACAAAGCTACTATACAGCACCTAACACGATTAAAAATACAATATATTGAAGCTAAAGAAAACCCCAGATGGTTGGTTGGTGCATAAGGTCAAACGTGCATTTGGGCGCGCGAAGAGAGCTGTTAAAGTCATTCGGAATGATGGAGCAACATTGTCTAGGACTTCGACATATACCAACCGTATTGGAAGAAACACTTTATGGTGGGAATCATTAAAGCTTAAATGGGAAAAACGTGATGAAGAATATTATAAATATCGGCGTCTGCGCTGGAACACGCCACTAAAAGATATAAGGGATAAACGCAACGCCGATCAGCTAAATGACATCGAACAACAGAAAACGAAAGCAAAAGCGGAAAAGGAACAAGAGAAATAATTTTGTTTTGATATAATAAATGGCAAAATTTCAAGATTTTACAGACTTGGATTTTTTCAAGTGTGTTGGAAATGTTGCTTTCCATACCACCACGTTATATGGACTCTACAAAGCATCTGCGTTTGCTATAAATATGACTAGTCGTGTAGCTTCTAATTTCAACAAAATTGGGCATCGCATCATAAAGTTAAATACTTCGGATGAAAATCAATCTTTCATACAAGCAATATGTGTTCGGCAGTACATTTATGCAATGTTGAAAGATGATCGGTTTACCGGAGTGGTAGGCCATGTCAATCATAGAGATAGATTAGAATTTAGTAAGGTTCAATTCCTTAGTAAACTTCAACAAACTTTAGAGAATTCCGACGCTAAATTTAAACAACGTTTACTATCATGTTTCGCCGCTATCAACGATAAATATGCTAATAAAGATGCGTTCTATAAATCTATAGCAAAGTTTAATATCAACATTGCTGTTTTCATCACAAATGAGAGAACCCATCCTAAATTGCATATTTATAGATCGGAAGATTTAAATAATTTATGGTTGTTGCTTGTTGATGAAAACAAGAATGATTCATTGGATAACTTGGGAGTTATAACAAGCAACACAGAATTATTTGCATCGTCAGAAGAAATTTTAAATTCAGTTTATATGTTTGATATCAGTGAGGTTACTCAAATGTTGAACAAATACAAAGTGGAGGTCATTGGAGGCAAATACGATGATCTAAAGCTAGATTATTTAGAATTATACGACAAAAAGCTCCCAATGGGCGAACTTGGCAAGGCTGCTGATGCGTTACATTTTATAAGCCAGAAAGTTAGACGTGCACGTAGAGTCGCACGCATTCTGAAAAACGATGAAGTTTCGGTGACTCGCACGAGAACGTACACAAAACGAAAAAATGCAGCCACCACAAAAAAGTTGGGTACATCTAGTATCGAAATGGGCGCAATGACAAGGAAACCACCAGCGTTGCCACCACGACCGAATGAAAGCGCCATGTCTAATCATTCCGCAACACAACGAACACTTGGAATAGTGAGCAGACAAGTTGGTCAATATGACCTTACACCTTCTCAACCAGGACGTGGCAGGTAATAGGCCGCCTCATCAATAAGTCCACAATAAATTTTGTTTTGAAATACGAATGGGACTGGTTTCGTCACTAGCGAATCACATTGTCTGTTTGAGGCTTTAAACACATCCCAAGAGACCAGTCGAATCATGTAGAGATGATCACCTTCCTGTCCGAGGGGTGTCATGGTAATGTCTTTCCATACAAACATGTCATCAATAATGTTTTCGGACATCATGTTCATAGGTTGCATTTTGCTCTTCCAGTAGCTATAATCCGAATTCGAAATGTAGTGCACGGGGAGTTGCGGAACATGATCTTCGTGTGTGCGGTCGAGCACGTTTTGTTCGCGCAGAATAATATCTTTGCGTTCTCGAATGGTCTTGGTGATTTTTTCCATAATAATTGCCTTGGAACAGCAGACAATGGACGAGGCGGATGAAAATCCCAATTTGACTGAAGAACTGGAAACGGGGATACCCAAAAGTTGTGCTAGTTGCCAGAGTTGGTTGGCTTTAAAGCAATCCAGCACATCCACCACGTCGACCAAAGAGAATTCATGTCGCATCCATACGTCGGGCGTAAGCATGAGTGGAAGAGTTAGGGTGATTGTTCTCGTGATTCCCGCTTCATCCACTCTGCGACGACCGTTATTATCCAGTCGATAATTAAATACAGATTCCTGCACTAAACCATCGTGATACGACATGATTGGCACATTCACTGGAGAACAATCATCCATTTGTTTTATTTCTTTATTTGCACCGCATTTGCATCTACAAAAAGTATAACGCCTAAAATTAAATCGTAGTCGTCGAATACATTCTAGTAGATTTCGAATGGGACGTCATCACTCATTCAAAATCCCCACCACCATGGATCAAGCGTCCCAAGCTCCGAATGAAACGAAAAATCAAATGTCTGAAGCCGTTATGGATGCCCAAACACGATCGCTAGGAGGATCTTACGGTGCTGTACCTCATGTATGCCCTGGCGTTCCACCAACACAAGAAGAAGAAGAACAACACCCAATGGAAGTGGATGAACAACGCAATTTATTCGAATGAAGTACACCTTTTAAATCACTCTTTTGCTTGCTTTTCGCGTTCGATTTGCTCCTTGAACTTGGACAGCATAGAGTAGACTTCACCGTTGGGCTCCAGCATGACCGGTTCGGATTCGGTTGCTGGAGTGCTCATGTTGAAAAGCTGGGCGAAATTCATCATGTCTCCCATGCCACCTTTGGCTTTCATTTCGGATTGCATTTGCTTAATGTCTGTGCCCAAATTGGCCACATCTTCTGGTTGAATTTCTTTGAGGAGCGGCATGAGATCAATGGCGTCTTGTCCCTGTCCTCGCAAAAGCGGACCGATGTTCTTGATAATGTTCTCGATGGCACCTGGCTTTTGAAACATGCCAATCATTTGTTCCATCATCTTGCCGTCCGTCAACATTTCCTGCACCATAGCTTTTTGAATCTGATCGGGACTCATTCCTTGGTGCTTTTGTACAAACTCCATGCCCAAGTTTTCCATCGTATTCACGTGGTCTCCACATGCATTCAGCAGGCCATGATAACGAACAATCTGAATAAGTCGCTTCCAGAACACTTTGGTCTCTTCGGTGGTCATGCGTTCATAAATCGCCGGCATTTCCATTCGATTCAAAATGTTAATTTTGGCCAAGCAAGCCTTCTTTTCCGTGAAAATTTCATCTTCGTATGCTCTGGTGTCCGCATTAAACTCATGATAAATAGCCAGTGTCTTTTCATCTTGCTTCAAGAGTTTCAGAAAGCGCGCCAATTCGGTTTTCAACCCGGGTACATCGCGAAACGACTGGTACAACGTGCGAAACGTATGCATAATGTTAATATTGTACGCCTTCATCAGCTGGTTTCCGTTGGCAGCACTCATGTTTTTCTTCTTTATTTTGTCAACAAAGCGCGCTGGTTGGCGCAAACTCGGCACAACTCTCTGCCGTCCGTCATGGAATCGCACCCGCCGCAAATTGGACGTGGATCATGAATGTTGTGCATGTTCATGCATTCGTCGCCATAGCGGCAGTTGCTGGCATACTTGCACGGATGTTGTGCAAATATCTTTTTCCGGCGTTCAAAGCAGTACCAACAATGAGAATGTTCGCGGTTTCGGAATCGTCCGCACGAACATCTTGGGCGGTCGTCTGTCAGGCCGTGCATCATCGTGCACATTCCTTTGGGAAACAGCCGGCAGTTGGATTGACTTGGGCATTGAAATTGAATAGCCGTGTAACACGACATGCAGTAGAGTGCACCAGCTCTGGCATCCACGGGATCTCTTTGGCATATCGTGCAACACACGGTAGCATCCGATGGTATTTGGCGAATTCCAGCGCATCGTTGTGGATCATGATCGCAGTAACAAAATATGCCACCGCGGCACCACGATGCATGAGGACACTCGCATGTCACAGATGAACAGTCCATTGGCACTTGGAAGAATGTGTTTTACTTTCTCTCTTTATTTTCTACTGGGATCCACTTCTGTTAAATGCAAATTCTCCAGAATATTTTTCATCGTCTGCTCAATTGTGAATTGTGCGTTGGGTGTTGTCTTGTCCGATCGAATTCGAATAGGAATCCACTTCTGACCTGTATATTTACACTCGTATACCAGTCCATTCAAGAGCGCAACGGTGGCCGATTCTGACGCTGGCGCGAATTCAACCAAGTTGCTCTTTTCATCTGCTGCATAAAATTTACCGTTCTTGTATAGGAAATCAACCGTATGTGATTCCACATCCTTCCATTTCAGTATATCGAATGATCGATATGTTACGACTGGTAACGCAAGCGGGGTGAAAATCATTCCGTCGCAAGGTAAGGCCATCTTGAATTGCCAGTCGAGTGCATATCGAATGTCATGGAGTTTCCAAATGGGTTTTACGTACAAGTTGAAATCGCCCATTGTTGAATAGGTCCGCGTTGGCAGTATACAGTGTTGTGGAATATGCGGTATGGGTTTCATGATTTGCGTGGTCAAGTACGATTGTATAGCGGCCAGTCGCATATTGTATGCGTATTTTCGAATGTTGTGACCATTCACGATCACCGCATCAAAAATCCAAATGTTTTTTCCATCCACTTCGCAATCCAGCAACATATCGGCTTCCGCTTTAAACCATTCGGCTTGGACAATTCGTTCGGCGCGATCAATGAGAAATCCACGATGTCCTTTCATGCAACCCAGCATCATGCGTAATCCATCCGCCTTGGGACTCACGACATACACATCGAAAGGTGATTCGATGCCCCATAGTTTAGGAATGTCTTTGCGGAAGAGTGTTGCTGGCAGCCCAAACGGCAACTGAGTCCCAGTCGATTTCAACTCGAATGCCTGAAAGATATATTCACGTTCCATAAGCTAGAATTCTGGCGGTCGTTTGAAAGCATCATTCAGAATTCGACTGGGTTGAGAACGCCCCGAATATATTCTCAAAGTTTCGAGTCCAGACGCGCGCAAATTAGTATAGTAACAAAAATGACAACCGTCGTGTCTGCTGAACCGATTACGCTCAACGTCGCCGCACCTGTGGCCAAGAAGCCCAGAAAGCCACGTGCCCCCACCACCAAGCCGAAAGTCAAGGGTATCCCCGCTAAGCCCAGAAATGCGTCCAAGCCGGGTGCTGTGAAGCTGTTGAAGAAACGTCTGCCGGCGAAGCGCAACATTATCCGTCGACCAATCAGTCCTTGGATTGCGTTTTTGACGGCTCAAGATCCTCGCTTTGAAGAGCAAGAGAAGGCGACTGGAGTCAAGTTGGAATTCATGCAGCGCTCGAACATGATGTCGAGTGTCTGGCAAGATATGACTCCGGAGCAAAAGCAACCCTACAAGGATATTGCTGCAGCGGATCGTGTTCGATATGAAGAACGACTGGAAAAGCTTACTCCTGAGGAAAAGCTGATACTGAAGGAGCATCGTCAGCGTGATCGCCTGCGAAAGAAGGGTGAACCTGCCAAGGCCAAGAGTGCATTCATGTACTTTAATGCGGCCATGCGACCCAAGGTGGTGGTCGAAAACCAGGGGATTTCCTTTGAGGATATTGGTCGCAAACTGGGTGCCCTCTGGAAGGACTTGAGTGCTGACGCCAAGGCACCATATCAGGCCCTGAGTGTCAAGGACAAGCAGCGTTATGATGCGGAAATGGTGACTCATAAGGCCAAGCAGGAAGAGGATAAGAAGAACAAGAAGGACGGAATTGTCAAGGATGGTACGGAAAATATTATTCTGCCGGATCTGGTCAAGCCAAAGAAGGCTCGTGCTAAGGCGCCTGCCAAGGTCAAGGTGCCGCCACCGGTTGCCTTTTGAACTTCTTGTGTGATTGAACCAATAAAAAATGAGTGACAACAGTTTGCAAATTGCGTCCGTGGTCATGTGTTCCATCATCTTAGCATTGATCTTGCTTGCTGCATATTTCATGTGGCGCCAGTGGAATTCGTTTAGAAACTTGTTGCACATCAAGCCCAAGCGAAGTAATATTTAGTGATCAATCATGGGGAATAAACATGAGTACGAGTAGCAGTTTACAGATTGCCATATTTGCAACTTCAGCAGTGACGGTTACACTCATGTTGCTTTGGACGTTCATTATGTGGCGCCAGTTGAATTCTCTGAGACAATTATGGCCTTCAAAAATCGTTCCGCTCTGATAAGAATTGTTCCGCTGTGAGACTAAATAAATGGAATGGAAATATTGGATTATCATATTCCTTGTAGTAGCCGGGTTATGTGTTGGTGCATACTTTCTGTTTAAACCGAGCGAAAAAACTATTAGAGATGAATCAGCCACGGGCGATCCCTCAAAGCCTTCAAAGACAAATGATGTGCAGTCAGATGCCAGTCAGCAAGGCTCTAGTAGTACAAGTGCAAGTGGAGGTGGAAACATTAATGTGACAAGCAACAACACGAACTCGATTAATAATTCTGTTCATTCAACAGTTACGTGATTTTTAGGCTTTAGGGGCAACAACAGTTGCAGTGGCAGTGGGAGTTGGAGTTGTCATGGGAGGCGCTGAAGGTACTGGAGTGGCAGGAGTGGATGGTGGAGCAGGCGGAGTAGCAACTTGAGTTGGAGTAGCAACTTGAGTTGGAGTAGCAACTTGAGTCGGAGTGGTTTGCAGAGGTGGTGCGGTGGGCGTAACCATGAAAGCTCCAGTGGCTTCCGTGCCAACAGGTTTAGTGTACCATCTGTAGAAAAAGTATCCACCAACAATCAAAAGCAGTACCGCCACAACCGCAACAATGATGTACGTGGTGTTCATTATTTTATTGATTCATGGATTGAATGAGAATATCCAACCTAAGCGCTGCTGTTCCAAAACTTCGAGAATTCTTCGTCGCGTTTACCAACAAAGGCTGCCTGATCCAGTTTGACGGTCACCATGCGCATATCCTTCGAACGTTCGACTGCCTTGATCAAAAATAGTCGGCAAATTGCTTCCTGCATGGCGGCCAGGAACACCAAAGCCGTCGTAGCAACCTTGAAATTCGACTTGGATTTCAATAAATTGCGCGATTGCCCCACTCCAAATATCAGTCCAATTTTTTCTTGATGGACATTCAAATTCATGTCCTCACAACGCTGCACCGCGGCAAATGCATGCGCTTCCACGGTTTTTAAAAGGAGCATAGGCAATCCAGTCTTGCACGCAGTCAACACTTCACCCATACCCACCGTCTTCTTCTTCAACGAATGCGTGATTTTAGCTGCCTCTACACAAATGTTGCTGGCCATATTATGACACAAATCCACAACCGCGTATACCGCTCGCTTGGAAATTCGCATGTCCTTGTCGATTCCATCTAAAATCGCGTGAATCCATGCGACTTTCGGTCGCGTCAGATCAACTTTCCGTGAGCCTCTCTTGGATCCTTTCTTTGAAGAACGCTTAGCGGTCGGATCCATTTATTACTATTGTGCATAATCAGTATTTTTGAATCTTTGCTTGCCGCTGGTTATTCCTCCAAGAAATTCCCATGCCAACACAGATTTTGCAGCCAACGAAAGAACGACATAACCCATTTCGTACTGTTGGAAGGATATTTTGTCTGCAATGTAAAGAATCTGGTTTACACCAAACGAACAAAAGAGTCCAAACAAACTGCTCATGATGGCATATATAATAATCGGCGCCTTTACATTCGAATCCCAATTGACCACAGTCACAAACGACATGATCACCTGAAGCCAAATACTCATAAATATCACCCAGCCTATGATCGTTAACCCAATCAACTCGCGTTTCGTCGCTCCATTCGCTTTCCGAAACTCAATTTCCCACCCAATGTATTGCATTGCCATGTTTGACAAAACCAGTCCCAGCAAAGAGCGCAACTCCAAGACACCCGACAAGTTTCCTAGAATAAACGTCATCAAACCAGCGCTTAGTGAATACTCTATCCATCGCAATGGGTTGGTTTTGGTTTCCACCACCGAATTTCTATACGATTCAGACAGATAATACACTGAATGATTAACAGTACTCAACAAAAAAAACGGTGGAATCAGCCATCCAAGGTTGACACCCAGAGTTTTGCTGTCCAGAATTTTCAACCAACCCGGAAAATCGATTGGCCATTTGTAGGAGTTTTTGTCTGTCTTGGCCACTATGGCCGTTGCAGCCACCGCCTGCCCAAAATGAGCCAACGCCGCAACACCATTCATTGTTCTTAGCATTTTTATTTGTAGAAAATTGGAAAGAAAACTAAACCGAAACCAACAGCACAGATCCGTGTTCGTATTCGAGCCATCCGTTCGACACTGCATCCTTAATGTTATCGTACGTCACAGATACACCCGCTTCATCCTTTGCTTTCTTCGTGGTGACCGTAAAGCTGGTTCCTTTCAAAACATCTGCCGCTGATTCACCCGAATAGTTCGTGACAAACGCATCCGCCTTCTTCTCCGTTGCGCCATCCTTTAAGTTTCGATTGGGGTTTACCGACGCCAACATTCGCTTGCGGGCGTGAACGGCGTTCTGAGCAAAGTTTACCAGCCGCACATTGCGTCCATCCAGGAAAACCTCCATACTCCAGAAACGATACGAAGAGGGCGTGGCAGCCATTTGGAATTTCTTTTAGATTTCTACTCGAGTGCGTTTGGAATATATTTCCAGGATAAAAATACGGCGACTGCGGCTAGAATGAGACTGGCAGCCACACCAACACTTATGTAAATGTAAATGCTTTTATAGTCAATTTTCTTTGTAATTGTGGTAGCCGTGGTGGTAGCCGTGCCTTCTTTAGATACGGTCACCTGACCAGTAGCAGTGTTGACCGTGGTTACAATTCCATCGGCTGTAGAACTCACGATTGGATTTGACAATGGTGGAAGTTCAACAGGCAGAGTTCCCATGATGACAGAAAAGTCAAATATAACATTGGGTAATGGCACAACTGTTTGTCTGCTGGGTGCTTTTACAATCCAAAAATCCTGGGCACCATTAAGAAATCCTACTCCTAATTGTGGCACAAAAACAGGATTTGTAGCTAAACTTGATTGCTGATAATATTGCACAATGCTATTTCCAAGTGAATCTGTTGTCTGCAAACATGTTTTAAACGGCTTAAAAATCGTTGAAAAAGTTGTATTGTTAGTCATAACTGAACTAGCTTCTGTATGCGATAATATTGTCCATCCATTAATTAGCGCGTTTGTATCGGTTAGTTTTTTCAATGGAAAGTTTTGTTCACCCGCGGAAGCAGCTGGCGACGAACCGGCTAAATCGGTTACAGTGGCAAACAAATACATTGAGAATTGCTTTGGGACGCGAACCAAAAAATAAATGTCCGAAAAAGCAGTATTGTCAATGTATGTCGATGATAAATTCGACAGAGTAAACGTGAATGGACCAGAGAATGATGCAGCCCAACCAGGGGGTGACCAAATGTAATCCATGATTCCATAGTCAGAGTCTCCTACTAAGAACCAGTTGTTTGGAACTTTCGTCAGATCGGTGGTGGTTGGAATATTTGGCATCGTCTCTAGCTTGCCATTACTGTCGATTCTTCCAACTTTTATACTGTACCCGTCATCAGATAGATAAAACGAACCATTTGAGTTGGTCTTTGATAGATTATGAACGCCCATAGCATTAATCTGGGATTCTGTGGCAACGGAAACGCGTGGATCGAACAATTGCATCGGATTCCAAGCGATTTTTTGTTGATTATTTACAATCCAATACAATGTTGATGACATTAGTGTGGTTTTGGTTACAGAGGTGGTCAAACGCAGATTTTCAGTCGTTGCTGTTGTAGTGTAGGCAACTCCATTTGAATCCGTTTCAAACGGAGAAATTTGCTTGGGAGTATAAAAGGCACAACAGAACGTTTGTGGAATGACTTGTAATTGTACAATCGTACGTATGCCTGTTCCAGCCGAAACCGAGTCCTTCCCTTTCTTCCACTTGAGGAAGTACAACGGCAGTACTACAGAAACGGCTAGAAACAATGCCAATATTAATGCAATGCTCACATATGCTATTTTCAACTTACTGAGCATCATTTATTAATATACCGAGTTCAACAAAAGTCCACCGGGACGCAACGCCAAAAATGTTTGGTTAGAAAAATGGATTACGCATCACTCATGTTTGGAGCATTCCTGTTTGTGTGTGCATTATACTTTATGTACACATTATACAAGCGTATTTATGGAGAAGATTCTGTGGCACGACCCTCGCATGAACGCCGAGCACCGGGTCGAGTCGACTATTCCCTGATCTGAGAAAAATAAAGAGATGATTGAGGTGGGGATTGACATGTCCCTGTCGTCTCCAGCGCTTTACGCCTGGAATTCGACTGGAAACACCTATCACATTCTGTGTTTTCAGCAAAGGAAAACCGACTCGGAAATCATCAATGAACTCGTGGGACGCAATACCTATCTCACTCGAAAGGCATACCCACTCGAAGAAGAACATCGGTGGGCTAAAGTCGTGTACATTGTTGGCGAAATTATGAAATGGCTCGATACCATACGCGGAAATCAACCAGTTCGCGCTTTTATTGAAAACTATGCGTTTGGTATGGGTGGCGGCGCATTCGGTCAATCCTCTAGTGTATCTAAACTATGCGAATTGGGCGGATGCTTACGGTATGAGTTGTGGCAGCGTAAATGGGAGTTTACCGAATTGGCCATTACATCCGTGAAAAAGCGCTTTGCTTCAGATGGTCGCGCCGAGAAACACGAAATGTGTGCTACATTCAAAGCGTTGGGGTTTCCCGACCTATCGCCAGTGCTTCAATGCGAATACCACCAGCATCCACTGGAGGATGTGGTTGATGCGTGTGCGATTCTCACCACGGGTCACAATTCCTATCTACCATCACCAATTGCAATGAGTAGCGACTCGGGCCGAAGAACACGCTTGGACAAACGTTGAATCTGCTTGGCCGTCACAGCTTGAAGTTTCTCATAGTATTCCGTGTAGGTTAGCACTGGCTCATTCCAATTAATATAGTACGCGCAATTGTCCACAAACTTGCCTGGTCGTGCATTCAGTGTTTCCATTGAGCTCTTGAATTGCATCGTGTTCTTTATACGCACCATATCCTTGCGTGACACACCATTTTGTTTGAGTTGTATAATCTCTTCATCAACTATTTTTAGAACGACATTCACTTGCTGCGGATCGACTTGGATGGTAATGATGAAATCGCCTGGAAGTTCATTTGGGACGGGCGATAAATCATACGAAGATTCAAGCCCATAAATTAATCCATGCGTTTCTCGAAGTAAATAAAAAAGACGCGAATTGTAGCCCGAACAAAAATACTGTTGCATCATTTCCATTTGAACATGTAACTGACTGTTGAATCTAGACATTTTCGGTAATTGAAACGTATAAACAATCTTGGACACCGCACTGGCTGTGATTTTGCATCGTATCAGTTTGGGTCCTTGAATCGGCTGGACTGGAGTAATCATTTGCTCATAGGTGTGTGGTTTTTCCCGGTCGAATGCTTTGGTTAATTCCACGAGCATTGCATCTTTGTCAAAATCACCTTCAATGAGAATCGATGTGACGCGTGGATCCAATTTGTTGTGCAAATACCGCAATACATCGTGTTCTTTGGCGTTCTGGATGACATGCATGACCTCTGGGTGTGTTGTGCTGAGAAAATGACCAGGGTATAGTGATTTGGAAATAGCTTCAGATAGTGGTGTCCATTGATCAATGTACGATTTTACTTCTTCACTCAGAATATTACGCTGCTTTTCCCAGTCCCCTGCAAATTGATATCTAAAATATGCAGAGGATAACAATTGTATCATGTATAAAACGTGCTTGCGATGCCCCAGTAGCCAATAGCCAGTGTCAAATATTCGAGTGAATGCGCTGTGTTCAATCCCCAGTGCACCCAAACGTTTGGTGATGGCATCTGCATTTGGAAATCGTTTGGAAGTGAATTGTGCCAGTAGATGCTCGCCGAAATGCGTGTATGCTAAAGTGTGTTTCGTTTCATCCAAACATCCATTACGCATGACAATGGACACATAAACAAGTTCAGACATACTCCGAGGAACCATCACGAGCTTCATACCATTTTCAAACACATGAATGTGAGAAGGAGGATCCATTTATTCCATGGAAATCTACTGGAAATCTACTGGAATTCTACTTGAAATCTACGGGAATTCTACTGGAATTCTACTTCTTCTGCGCCAATCGAGTCGATCTGCGAATAGCCACTTGTGCGGCCGGAGTAGCTTTCCTCGCTTTCGGCTTTCTAGGAGATTTTTTAGCCGCAGCTTTCGGCTTTCTAGGAGATTTTTTAGCCGAAACTGCCTTGGGAGGAGAGTTTCTAGGCGCAGGCTTGTTTCGGTTGGATCGGCGAACTTCCTGCGCTTTGGCCGGACTTTTACGAGCGGGACTTTTGCGGGCAGCCTTGGCAACTTTGGCCGGACTTTTGCGAGCAGGACTGGCAGCCTTGGCAACTTTGGCAGGACTCTTGCGAGCAGGACTGGCCGCCTTCTTTGCAGGGCTAGCATCTCTTTCCCAAATCCATTTAGAAATCCCATGGAATGGTGCAAGAACCGCATGATACCAACGTTTGTGATATTGAACACGTCCATCTGCTTTAGGTTCACCTGGAGGAACCGATGCCTTCTTCTTTGGTTTCCTTTCGACACTCTTCTTTCTTTCGACGCCCTTCTTCTTGGGCTGAAACCATTCCTTTTTCACTCTAGCCGTTTTCAATAGCTGTCTAAGATGTCTCAATGTTTTGTTTTCAATGAATGCGCGGTCTGCCCCATGCATTACGAGATAATTAACGATACGTTTTCGCTGGTCGGTCTGTGTACGTATTCTCTGCTTGTCTTGTGGGGTTTTCGATAGTTTAGCTATGCGAGCTTGGATCCGCCGTTTGCGGAGATCAAACTTAACTGCCTCATTGTTGAACTCAGCCCGATCAACCCCTGCGGTTTTCAAAAGGGAACGAAGATTCTTCAACGATTTGTTCTTGATTTGATCGGCATGTATACCATACGTCGTCAACTTGGCTATTATGCGCTTGCGCAACTCGGTCTCACGATGATCCTTGTGGTTGGGCGTTGCCTTTTGTTTCGCCAACTGTCTTCGAACACGTGTCGGAGTCGGCATTTATTTCAATACAACCAAAAAACAAAATTTCTACATATCTCTACGTTCACCCCAGACCGATTTCAGCGTTGGGAACCGCAGACTATGTTTACCGCTCTTGGACGTCGATTGCTCAAAGTAATTGATCTCTATCGTTTTCCCAATGATTCTCTCAGGATTCTTCACGTATTCCAGTCGTTGACGGTCATTCCATCCGGAACCGACTGATACATACGTGCCCTCATGCTGAATGATGGCTGCCGACATGATTCGCATGTCCTCCATTATTCCGCTGGCATTCAACATCTGCTTGTAACCAATCGATATATCCTTGACCACAACCTCCATCGACTTGAACTCTTTCACCTTCAACAAGTCCGAGGTTCGCGTACCCTTGTAGGGCGCGTCTTTCCGCAGTATCAAACCTTCCCATTTGCCAACATCACGCTTCGCCTGCCATTTCGTAAACACTTCGTCCGATGCGTATTTCTCGCATTCAATGACAACAAATCGCGGGTCTCGTAGATTCTCACAGAAACGCCTGGCGTTCTCCAAACGTTCACTATAAATCTGCTTGGATTCACCCATGTAAAAATCATCCACTGTCAGCAGGTCAAAGACGTTACACTGAAAATCCGCCACATCTACCTTGGTCTGACGCAGTCTACTCAAAGATGCTGTAAAGTCATCTTTCGAATCCGCTGTGGGGATTACGATTTCACAATCGATACAAACCGATCTGCTTGGTGGGGTGAGCTGGGATACCGCTTTTTGTATCGAGGTAATGGGATTCCCGTTTCTGGTAAAGGGTGTGATTTTGTCGGCTTGGAATTCAATGATACAGCGAATACCATCGTATTTTCGCATGATAAACCAGGTGTCACTCGCATAATCCACCGGCTCGAATGGTTGGGCCAAACACACATTGAATTCAGATAGGACTTTTTCCAGTCCAGCGGCAACATACGCCTGGTTGATGGACTTACCATTTAGACCCAACTTGGGTACACCCGAAATAACCGCAGTCAATTCTTCGTTCATGTCTGGATACTTGGCCAGATAGGATGTAACATTGTCCAACGCCGCATTTCCTGTTAGCTCTCTAGTAGAAAGCTTTTGGAGCAACTGCAGCAAATCGTAATTAACATCCACTCGACGTCTCTTAGCATTCGACTGGTACTTGGCAATTGACGCCGGAGTCACATAGGTCGAACGATTCAGAATCAATTTCCATATTTCAGCCAACTGCGGATATTTCTGAACCAACAGTTTCTTCTCCAACGCCGAATTTGTAGCCTTCATCTTACGGTAGAATTCTACCCACACTTGCTCCATTTCTCTACGTGAGTTCTACGTGAGTTCTACGTAAAAGCTGCGTGAGTTCTACGTGAGTTCTACTGGGTTGATATTGTTTTTTTTATTGTGATGGGTGTAAGAAAAGATGGCGGCCGCCTACGAGAGGAAGTCATCACCACCATTAGCGGACGTACAATTAAATGAAACAGAAAGTGACCATACACGTGACCTTCGTCAGAGAGTTAAAAGTACTGCGGTTGAAAATCGACAACGTCAAACACGTGCGAAAATAGCTAGCCATGTTAGAGGACCCACCGATTCTTTGCTCGGTGGGCTCAGTTCGTGGTTGAATAATGTTGATCCAGAATCGGTTTGGATACGTTTCCGTGAAGCAAAAATGTATACACTACCTTGCTTTGGTGACAAAAAAGCGAGCCTGGTTAAACCTGAAGTAATATCCGAGATTAAACGTTTTAACACGAACATTACCCAAGCAATATATGATCATCTGATTATGAAGTACGATTCTCTTGAAAATATTAATAAAGCTTATCAAGCTGAAAGAGCAAAAACAACGAAACTTACGAGTCAAGTAGATACATTACAGTTGAAGCTGGAACATGAGGAAAGTAAACTGAAGTCGGAGAAGACAGAAGTGGAAACTTCTAAAAGTTCTTTTCGTGAATGTATGGAAAGAAACAAAATATTTATGAAGGAATTAGCAACTGCCAAACAGGAATTAGTAACGGCCAAACAGGAATTAGTAACTGCCAAGAACAAATGCACACAAGAAAACAACACACTTTTGGAAGAGCTCGAACTGCATAAACGAGAACGTAAATCGAAGCTTAATAAAGCAACTGAGGAATTAGAAGCGGTCAAACGATCAATCGAAGAAAGTAATGAAAGTTTAAAACAATGCAGAAGTTCACTTGCTAAAGAAATGAAACAAAAAACGGATAAGTTTGTTAAAGAACCTGAGAAACAACGAAAAGCACAAGAACGGTTGATAACCATTGAAGAAAAAAATGCTGATTTACAGAAAAGGGTACACGATACGCACGAACAATTACTTGCGTCAAAACGTCACATTGATAAGAAACAAAACGTAATCCAAATGTTACGAAAGAAAGAACGTGCTTCACGTGGAAAAAAACAACATGATAAGATACAATCAGTACAAGTAAGTCCAAGAGAAAGAAATTTATGGATAAAAGAAAAAACCAAATTGGAAGAAGAGAAAGCCAAAAAATCAGATGCAAGACGTGCTGCTGAAAGTGCGAGACAAGCATTGGAAGTTGAGAAAAAATCCTTGGAAGAAAAGATAGCCGCAAAATCAGCTGAAATACGTGCGGAGAAAGAAATTTTGGCAAAAGAGAAAAAAGCAAATTCTGCTGCGAGACGTGAAAAACTAGCCTTGGAAGCTGAGAACAAATCCTTGGAGCAAAAGATAACCAAAAAATCAGCTGCAAGACGTGAGGTTGCTCGTGAGAAACAAGCCTTGGAAGAAGCAAGACACGCTGATCAACAAGCCTTTGAAAAAAACAACGCCGAAAAATCAGCTGCAAGACGTGTATTGAAGAAACGGTTGGAGAAACGGTTGGTTATGACTAAACTTCTTAAAAAAGCCTTGGAACAAGCAAGACACGCTGATAAGCAAGCCTTTAAAAAAGAGAGAACCGAAAAATCAGATGCAAGACGTGCTGCCCAAGAAAGCGAAAAACTAGCTTGGGACAATGAAAAAAAACAAGCGAAAGAACAAATCAAAAAGGTTGCCGAACAACTGGCCAAACGCAAAAAACAGCTATCTGACAGGCGAAAACGCGGTTTCTTTGAAAAGTTAAAACGTAAGGTTTTACGCAGAGAAAGTGCAGATATCGAGCTTCCTGAGATAACACTAACTCCTGAATAACAAGCAGTACTCCGGTAGATTCTCTTTGTACGCCAGTACATTCCAGCCGCGATTCGAATAGACCGCTGCGACGGCATCAAACATTCCCAGTTGAAACCCGGGGTGAAAATCCATGAGTTCTTTCAGGGTGATTCGGACCGTCTTTTGGTTGCTAAACCTTGTTCGCAGAGCACTATTCACATACTGAATGATGGACGTGGAAAGGACGGGAAGTGGAAACACATCGATTGGGCGAATTGGTTGATCCATTCGGTTTATTTTAGAGAAATAAATGATGCATCGATTGGAATTCCGCTGGTATCGGCGTGAGAGTGGATCGTTCAGTGCCGCGCTAGTGCGAAAAACTATGCAAAGCATTGAGTCGGTGTGTGGTGCAGCCATTGGTTATGGTGTTTACAGGTCGGATCTTCGCAAAGACATGCGATCGGCATATCATTCTGATGGTAGACATAGTGCGGTAAGTCATAGTGTTAGTCACATCTGCCTCATGAACAAAACCGAACAAGTCAGTGGTGTTGCACTTATTCGTTCCGGTAGAGGGGCGGATGTCTGGTATTTGGAATTGATTGGCGCCAAAAAAGGGCTTGGCGGACATGTTCTACAACATATACATAAACAAGCCATAAAACATGGAGTACGCATGATTAATATTGCTGCGTTGCCAACAAAAATCTGCTGGTATTATCTACACGGATATCGATTTGGTTTTGATGGAACCCAACCGCAAATTCTCACCAAACTCATCCAACCCATCTTTGAATACCAAAAGGCACATCCAGAAGCACGCTATCAGACCCTAGAGGATATCTTTAGCGATCCCGACAAACGTATGAGAAATCTACTGGAAATGACGGTTAGATTTCGACTGGCTACAAACAACAAAAAACGAAAACTCGAAGATGCCGTGATTGACGGAGTGTACATGACGATTTACTTCTGACTCCACAAGTCCTTCATTGCGCAGGCCGTAAGATCCACACATTGACAATTCTTGCGAGTAACAAAAATGCATTCTCCAATGTGATGAAACGTTGAATGACACACATCAAACGCTTCAGAGTGTCGTTGAATGCATTCGTATAAATGTATCGCATGACCTATACCGTCCGCGTGATAAAAGTCTGATCGATATATTCCACAAATCAAAATCGCCCGGATGGCTGGTTTTTGCAACAGTTTGCAGAGGAATGTCTCACTCATGGAAATCACCTGGAATACTCCATACTCAATCGTCTCAGAAACATCCTGAAATCCGCTCAAATGCTCGTATGATTCAAAATACTTGAGAGGGTAGTGCTGCATCATGGATAATGCGCGATACGTTATCTTGGGGCATCGACTGAAGCGAAAGTATTCCAGTCGAAATTCAGACAAAGCAAAACGAATACCATCGTCAGTAATCGCCGTACACCCAGTCAAATCAAGATATCGCAATGGTAATCCTTTGAGTGTTTTAAGTAACGCATCATCCACCCGCGTCATGCTCAAATCCAAATAAACGAGCGGTGAACGAAGTTGACGTAAACTGTGTTCATTAATGTTTTTGTTGGCATGAAAATCGAGTTCCATGAGATTTCTCGTATATTTCACAATGTTTTCAAACATTTCTGCACTCCAAAACGCGTTGTACTCTAAACGTTTCACATGGTTCCACGCAAAGCGGACGTAGGATGGGAAATACTTGGCTGAAAACGCACGAGTAATGAACGTAAAATACAACGTGTATCCCCAAGCGTGTGGTAGTGTTTCCAAGACGTTCTTCCATTCGTGATTCACCACGAAACAGTGCCGGATCAAATCGATTGTTTGCAAGTAGCTAAATACCACCCCCAATGTATCACCCATGGGAAACATTGGCACTTGGATGTTTGATTTCATGGACATCATAGCAAATTTGAGTTTCTCGCTTTTCGTTTGGATAACCAACTGGGTTGGCATAAATAATTTTGCTATCGCAAATAGTGTCGACGTATTCGTGTGTATACCCATATATCCAAAGCTTCATATTTCGCAACTCTACACGATGAATTATCAAAATGTCTAAAACGGTCATGAATCAAACGCCTAGAAGGAAGATGGTGGGTAATCACGACAGTTGGTATATCAGTGTCTTTCAAACAGTGTTGAATAAATTCTGAATCTCGACCAAATTCCTGCACATAATCGAGTTGTTCTATGAAGACTCCTTGTGAGAAATCGTTGATACTCTCGTGAGATCTTATAATCGACCACAATGTAGCACCGATGAATCGAACGCTGTTCACGACAATCGAATCACGATGTAGAAAGTGACATCCAGTGCTGTCTGCCAGTGTTTGTAAAAGGCGGATCACGTTATCTCGGTCATAATTACACCCATAATATTCATGATTTCCACTGATGAATACGACTGTTTGATATGTCCGTTTCACGTGCTCTAAAAAGCGCTTATATTGTTGATACCTCTGAATGGGGGATCCAATATCTCCAGCCAAAACAAGCACATCTGCCGCAGGCCATTTGCTAGTGAAGGAAAAATCATTATCTTCTGGCCGAAATTCTAGGTGAATGTCACTTATGCCAAATATGTGCATTTATATTTAGTTGATTGCCAGTCGAACTCTATGAGGGTCCCAGTCGAATTCTACTGGAATTTTATTTGTGGTAGGGTCGATGCACAGACGCCACCACCGTAGGCTTAAAGTCCGACCCGTAGTAAAATCGACTGGAAATAGCCACGGCACACCCCAAGCAAATGAAAACCAAAGTCATCCGTTTAATTTATAGCAAAAGTCTGAAACAAAACCCCAAGCGCAATGGCAGAGCACATGAGAAAAGTTCGTCCAGCGGATTTTCCAGCATCGGTGTTTCAAGCGGAAAATGATTTGATCCACATTCGTGAAATCAGCAGTGTGCAGAAGAAGCCGTTTGCTACGCCGTGCCTCTGGATATTCGGCAATCGTCGATACTTGAACGGAACCATTGTTGCGTACAAGTCTGCGGCCATCAAAGTCCTGAACTTTTCGTACTATTGCTACCTGGATGCCACGAGATTGGACCATCGCGAGATTGGAAGCATTCTGGACAACCTGAACAATGACCTGAAAACACCAAGCTGTCCCAATCCCATTCTTGGACACACCTTGGTGAACATGAAACGTCTGATTGGATTCGACTATGAACGGTGGGTTGAAACCGGAAGTTTGGAACGACCTACGATCAAGTTATTCTTGGCGGATCCAAGTTTTGGTCGCAAACTGGACGCCAGACTCAAAACACCTGTATTGGACAGCGTCAAACGTGAACGCAAAATTATTGGTTATCACTGTGATTTCGACTGGTGCGACTTGTTTGTCCACAGCAATGACATCCGACTTCAAGGTTGGGCACAATTTAGTCAGCTTAAACTCGCGTCGAAGAAGGAGACGTATTGCAGTGAAGAGTACACGTACGATGCGAATTCCAAGAGCGTTCGAATGGTGGAGTGTGCGTATCCGCCGCCCATATTGTGTGCCACGGTGCGAATCCGCGTGGGTGTGAAGAAAGTCGCGGACGAACAGAAGGCCACGTTTGGGCCGGATACGAGCAGCATCCATTCGGACAAGATATTGGCGATCGCATCGGATGTCTACTGGTGTGGTCATCACACCGAAACTGCGAAAATCCGCATGAGCTCCAAGAATTTATTCCTCAAAGAATTAGAGGGCATGACGGAGGAACAAATGTTGAAGCAATGGGAACAGCTGATGAACGGCTTGAACGTGGACACGTTTGTGTTTATGAGTGACAACCAAGACGACTTGTTACATTTGGCGTTGCGAAACGTCAACTTGACTCGGTTTCGTGAATACGCCAACAAGCCGAATGAGAAGAAGAACTTTCCAGGGCAATTCTACTACAATCACCCGTCGAGGACAGTGATCAACCTGATCAAGTATATGGAGAAGATGCAAGTGAAGCCCAAGTTTGACAGCTATAATCTACTGGCGGCCATGTTTCATCCAGCCATGTACAATGGACCCGTACATACCAGCGCAACATCGTTTTTACCCAATGCGGCCATCCTCCAGTCCAGCGAAAAGAATTTGCAAGAGTTGGAAATCGAAACGGAAATACTCAGAGTATGCGAGCAGGCACCAAAGATTATATCCGACAGCTTGGCGCTGAGTAACGTTTGCTCTTGCGATGTGACTATGATTGTATCCCGTGGACAACAGATTCGTTGTTTTCGGCGTATTCAACATGATTGCCACAAACGTGGACGAATCATTAATCGTGATCAGTTACGCGTCCCGCCTTTGGTGTTACCTTCGAAAAAGTTCAATTCGTTTCCAGAACCACCCAAGTTGTTCAACTGTCCGATCGGTGAACGCAACGAAACATATGACGACAAATGGGCGCGATCGATCGTGGATCCACCCAAGGACATTCGTCTGCTCAAGATCAAGGATCCACCGCCTGTTCCACGCAGTATTCCAGTAGAACTCGACGAGCAAACCACGAAGAAGCAACGACCTGCGGGTATTTTTGGACAAGAGTACATTCCTGTGGTCAAGAAAGCAAAAGCCAAACCGAAGAAGAAGGTGTACCCGGGCGGCTTTGTGCAGGATCCACAGGCCAACAAGTATCTTGGCTTTGAAGAGATGATTGCAACACTGGATTTTTCCAGTCTCTATCCCACGATCATGATTTCGGATCGTATCTGTTATTGTGTCTTGGCATGGGACCGGCGTGTTCTGGACGACGACCGCGTCACCAAAAAGTACGTAGAAATCATTACCGGTGAATCCATCTGCTTGATTACGCACATCAATGGTGTTTTGGTGGAAGCTATATTGGCGGAAGTGCAAACCGATCTGGTGAAGGAACGGAAGCGTATCAAGACGCTAATGGAGGCTGCGGATGAAGAGGTGGAATCCTCGTTGATTGCTTTGGGACTCAAGCCGAATACCAAGGGTACCGAGTTGGACACGCTCATCCAAACCAAACCGGAATGGTCGGAAAAGTTACTGGTGATTCGTGCGACCATGATGAATGCGGGAAACTATGAAAAGCAACAACTGGGATGCAAAGTGGTGGCCAATGCTTTATATGGATTCTTGGGCGCGCAAAAACATGGTTTGCTGGATTGTATCGTGTTGATGGCCACGGTCACGGCGATTGGTCGGTGGCAAATCAAAACGTCTGGCTGGTATGTGATTCGGTACTACAAGGGTGCTATTATTTACGGAGATACCGACTCGATCATGATTCAAGTGCCGGGCGTGAAACCGACTGGAGATCGACTGGAGGACTGGAATCGCGCCTACTTTGAAAAGTTCACGCAAATTGCATCCGAGATATCCGACTTGTTCCCCAAACCACAGAAGATCAACATGGAGGATTTGAGTGTACGTTCGGTATTCTTCAAACAAAAGAAGAACTACATCAAGAAGGTCTACGAGAAACCAGATGTATTCAAGAAGCTGAAAATATCTGGCATGGGCTTCATGAAACGAGACCGCTGTGAATGGGCCAGAATCGTGTGTTGCAAAATTGCGAAATACCTGATTGAGGATGAGCACAAGGAGATTGTTCCATTGCTTCAATCCGAATTCAAAAAGTTATCGGATGGATTGGTACCACTCTCCAAGCTGGCCGTGAGTATTTCGATGAAACAACCAAGCGAGTACAAGTCGGAACACTTGGTACAATTGAAGTTGGCGGAAAAGATCATGACCAGAACGGGCATGTACCCACAACCCGGATCGCGCATCATGTATGTGGTGGAAGACAATGGGAAAGTCAAGCATTGCGACAAGGGTGAAACCCTGGATTGGGCGATGAACCACAAGGTGAACATCGACTTGCGCCACTACGTGGATCAGATTCGAACGCTGCTGGAATTACTGTTTATTCATTATCCGCAATTTCCCATTCAACGTTTGCTGAAGGAATGTGAATCCAACATTTCGCGTGCAAAAGCCATGAGAACCAGCAGTGTGCTAAACTTCTTCAAGGTGAAACCCAAGGAGCAAATCATCGAAACGGGACCGGAATCCATCGATGACTTGAACGTAGAGTTGGTGGATGATGAAGAGGATGATGCGTGAATTTTAATTTTGTTTTCAGTTCAGACCTAAATAAATGGAGATTCCGATTTTGGTCATTTGGATTTCCGCGGCCATTGGCATTGCTGCTGCGGTTATATCCGTCATTGCGTTGATAAATGCAAACAAGAAACCTAGACCATACGTTAGCGTTCCTGCCAAAGCGACTGCACCCGTAACTCTCGATGAAACGACTGGAGAAATCGCATTGGTGAAAGATCCCGTGTTTGCTTCCACAGTCACTGGAAGTAATTTCAATTTATCTGGTTTTACTTTTCCCAACAAGGTTTTGTATGCAGCTGAAGATTTCACATTTACTTGGTCTGGAATGGGTGCATCATCGGTTCCTGCGCATTTCACGTTATTCAGAGTTGGACAAATGGTCACGATTGTCCTCAAGCCATTTAATTATCCGAGTTCACAGACTAATGTTGTACCTTTCATAGGTGGAAACCCCGTCGGTTGGGCACCCAAATCAGATGTTATTTTTCCAATCATTGCAAATCACGACAATGCGTATGTACAGTGTACGATGAAGATCAACACCAATATGACCATTTACATTTATGGACCAATCTTTTCAAACGGAATCAACACGAGTAGTGGCGGGTTAGCATTTCCATTAGATATATGCGCCACCTGGCCGATGAGTATGTAAACCCAGTCGATTTCTATTTGTCTTTCATGAGTTTAATCTAAATAAAACAAAAAGATGAACGAAACCATTCGTGCTCATTTCGAAAATCGACTGGGACCGTACTTGTTAGACCCATATGAGGTCCCTCATGATTTCTGTCGCCAGTATCGGCGCATATTTTACGACCCAGGGTGCAACCATATCTTGGAAATGAAGCAAACCAAGGACGTATTTGCGCGATTGGGTATTGACGCGGACTACAAGTCATTCATGATTCTACTGAGTATGAAATGGATGCCTTTGAAATACGAAAATGGACAATTCGAGATGTTCAGAGTGATTGATTGTGGAATATACGTGTATCGCTCGGGTTGGACACGAATTTCAACGCATCCAAATCATGATTCGGCGTTATTGGCGTTTCTAGGCTTGGTGTATGCGGAAGGCAATTTTGCGGCGATTCGAGCCATCCGAGAATTTGCAGCTTATACTGGGCCATTGGTTGCTTGTTACCTAATCAGTGGAATGCGAAACCCTGACGATGAATCGACTGGAATTGTCTTGAAATATGAAGCGACACCCACTGTAACCGAGACTGAACTCATGGGATATCAGCTGTGCATGCTGACCAATATGAAGGAAGATACAATGGTCGACATATTCGATGTCCCATCTGGCGTATATCATTATGAGAACAAACGTGCCTATGTAATTGACCGTACGTTGTATGTTGAATTCTATCCGAACGCCAGTCACGTGGATGCAGAATTGTGCGACCAGTTGTTGGCCACATTCGGTGTTGTATACGATGGCATTTCATTTGTACAGAAGACTGCAGAAGTACGCGAGTCATGGCATCGAATGGAACACACAGAAATCATCAAGAAACTGAAGTATGCCTTGGACGAAGGTCGCGAAGAAATTATGGTGGCTGGAATTCCCAGGAGATATCAAATCGAATTACCGATGGAACTCAATACTCGACGATTGACGGAGGGACAAGCATTGACACAAGAGTTCATTTCGGAACGTGAACACCTGGGACCCTTCATGAGTCACTTGGCGTATCGAATTGGAAATTCCAATCGATATATTTGTCCACGTTCTTCGGTCATGTATCAAGAGCTCGAACATACTGAACTGATTTCAAAAAAAAGCGGTGGCCTGATTGCCGATAAGACCGGAACTGGAAAAACACTTTCGACTATTACCAGGTGTTTACTCAACACTGTGGACCGCAGTTTGATCGTCATTCCAGATGATCTGTGTTTGCATTGGAAATCCGAGTTTGAAAAACACACAACTGTGGAATTCACGTATCTACCTGATGAGAGCAAAAACAAGAAACGAAAGATCACGCTATCTTCTACTTCGATTGTATTTTTCAAGTCGGTGACGGACTTTCGAGTCGTCCATATCGAAGAGTTACCTAGAATTCTGGTGGTCTCTTGGAATGCGTTGAAAACACAAGAATTCCAGGACATGTTTGGTCGAGCTCATTTTACTCGCCTGTTCATTGACGAAGCCCACCGAATGAATCAACGCTATGTGTATCTCGATACGATTTCAAGAGATTTCACTTGGATTATTACGGCAACGCCCTATGAAAACACGTTGGTGTCGATGAATTTACTTCAGCTGACCAAAATCGCTGGCTTTCTCAAAGTCTGTAGACTGGGAGTAATTCTCAGTCGATATTGGACGTGTGAAAACGCCTTGGATATGACCAACCTGAAAGTGAAGGAAATTGTACACTTGACCAAGCTGACTGAAGAACAAGTAGAATTCTACGCGAAAGTATCTACGATTCTGGAGGAATTCATCCGTCGTCCTTCAGTGAATCAGACATGTTTGCGATTTTTCCGCATATTGGAGCGTCTGGGAGCGGGTGGATATGTCCACAAGGAACTCATATTGCGAATCTTGAAGGGTCTGGACCGACCTGTCGTTGTACTACATCGTCCTGATGCCAAAGAGCAGGCATTTGCAGCTGCGACGGACGACTGTCCAATTTGTCTGTGTGTCTATACGGATCCGGTTCAACTATCATGTCGTCATGTGTTATGTCGCATATGTCTGGACAGCATGAATGAGCTGGACATGGCTAGGTGTCCTCAGTGTCGACATTCGCCTATAACGCCGTACTATAATCCTTCGTTTGCTTCCAAGAGACAACCGTCCAGCGAACAAAAGTACACACAAACGGTGATTGGAAAGGTGGATGCAAACTCTGGAGATTATCTACACTTGTCCGGAAAAATGGACGAGTTCAAACGTCAGCTGGAAGAGTTCAAAGCCAGTCGAGCTCCAACCGATCAACTTGTTGTCTTCTCAAAGTACGAACCATCGGCGGTCGAGTATGCTCGCATGATTGATGCGTGTGGATTTCGATTGCTGGTGGGCGGTTTCCTGGGTATTATGAAGGCGGAATCTCTGCAAAACATTGAGAACTTTCGCCAGGGAAAGTGTGACGTGCTATTGTTATCCAACAAGTATTCGGTTGGATTCGACTTGTTTATGGCCAAAGCGGTTTGGATGACCAATGTGGATTTATCAATCGCCACCATGGAGCAGTCTCTGGGGCGTATCACGCGGGTGAGTCAGAAGAATTCAGAAATTACCGTGAGAGTATTTCTGTACGAAAATTTATTTGATCACTGGGTATGGCTGATGAAAGACAAATTGGACAAGGTTTACACCAAGCCGATTTACTTGATGGCGTTTTATTACTTTCTCACGCGTTTCCAGCCGAATTCAAAATGTAACCAACTGTACAAGGTTCTGAAGTACCTGGTACCAGAACATGCGGAGTCTTTGCCGACGGTGGGATCAACCTTGAACTTTGAAAATGTCATGTATTGCTATCGAAAGCATACGATACGGTACAAGAGTGTGCCCAGACTGCGAGTGGAACGTTTTGAACAAGATACTCAAGTACGATTCAGAGGACGTGTATTGGATTTCAAAGAGTTTGTGGAGGAATGGGGTGACTCGCTACAGATTCTAATGTCAACGCTGTCAAACAACAATTATGTTTAGACGAACGAGTCGAGTATATCTAGACGAACGAGTCGAGTATATCTAGACGAACGAGTCGAGTATATCTAGACGAACGAGTCGAGTATATCTAGACGAACGAGTCGATTGTCAATGTGTCGGGATCGGTATTATAAAGTGATTGTAACCTTAGTATGCATGTGTTTATAAACACGGTTTCTTCACTTGCACATACGTCGCAAATCGTACAATCATATTGTTTGCATGGTGTTCCAATACTACGTCCGTTTTGCGCGCGGATTCGTGTAAAACTTGTTCCGTGAACTGTCTCGTACACTCGAATGCCGTTGGGGAATATTGCTTCGTAGAGGGCCCAATTTCCGCCTATAAAACAGAGTGAACGGGGAAACTTGGGTTTTGGACTGCCCATTGAATGCCACTGGAGCTCTAAACGATCGATGCCAAACGAATACCCCTTGACACAAGATGGAGAACGTCCGAGTGAGTGTGGTAATCCATTGATTAACCGACCGTAGTGTATCTTGCCATTGGGTTTGCGTCGATAATACGTTACATGCATTTCGAATGCTCTGGGTAATTTCATTAGAAACATGAGGTTGGAGGTGTTTAATAGCCCATCCATATAGCTGGTAATGAGCGCAACAATTTCGGGTAGAAATCTCGAGCTAAAAGCTTCGGCTGCAGCAGAAATGGACATTTTTGTTTCACGTAAAATAAAATGGACGTGTTTCAATGCACACACTGCCAGCAGGTACTGGTGGAGGCGCATATGTGCTGCAGAAAACTGGTGTGTGGAGTCTGCATTATATATGGGAATGCAAATCAAGCATGGGATACCGTGAAATGCAAGGAATGTGACCAGTCGTATTCGTATGGAAATCAACGTTTACCACAAGTGGATCAAATGGCGCAACATTTCTATCCAGTGGAATATGTGGCGCATACGAATTTGCTCATGTATATGCACGATGTATTGGTTTCGCAACAAAATGAATATGAACAAAATGAATATGAATAAAATGAGTCAATGGGTGAATATTAGTATTGGTGCTTTTCTAATTTTGATTGGGGCTGTTATATTGATTTTATCATTTTCAACAAAACTGTTCTACACCAAAATCAAAAATCAACCCTCGGCTGGAACCACACTAATTGACCCCGAAACCCTTCTTCTGAATGCTGCCTGCACATGGGACGAAACATCAATCGTTTTGAATGCGTCTGGTGCTTTTGTTAAATGGGCGAGTACAAAACAGTATCGTGATGCGGATGCAAATCCTTTGTACACGTATGATCTTTTGCCTTCGACTGGGACTGTGGACGTATGTCGGTCGAACAAGAATACGACTAGCATTCGTCTGAATGGAACTGCGTACTTGACCAATCAACGAACATCCACACAAACATGGAGCTCATTTCCTAGATACGAAAGTGATGAAACGGTCATTGTTGTTTCGTCTTGTCCGAGCCAAGCATCGAGTGCTCCAAATGGAATGAGTGTGTGGCACTATTCGGACGATGCGGATATTTCTGTCGTCGGCAGAAACTTTGATTTAAGTGTTGATTTTTCGACTGCCAGTTCTTTGTTGAATGGTTCAGGCGTGATCAATCCAGTCGTGTTAGCAAAAGACGCTACAACGCAGACCACTGGGAATGTTGTTGTTTATCCTTCTACTAACACGTTTTATAATGGTACATCTTCATCACTGGAAACCACAGCAGGATCTTTCATTGCACCGAAAATCAATGCGAATCAACCAAAGTTGGAAATAGGACGCTACTTGGTCAAGCGATTTATAAATCAGACATACAGTGGAACCATTCATGCAATCTATGTGTTTGGACGCAAACTTTCCAGTGACGAAATTTCGGCTGTTTCCGTTTACTTAAAGCATAAATATCTTGGACCCTATTTAAGATATCCAACTGAGATCAGTGCTGCTATAAACTCGCAAATAACGATCGAAAACACGTTGGTTCCAGGAGCAACTCCAATCGAACTCTATCAGATTTCTCCTAGCTTACCAGCTGGGTTGACATTTAGTACATCGACTGGAGCAATCACAAGAACACCCACGGCTGAAGCGCCAGTTACAAAGTTTCAGATACATGCTACAAATGCGTTCGATGAATTAGATTATGTATTAACGTTACAAGTGATGGACTCACAAACGTCAACCGTCCCACCTAACATTTCATTTGCCACGACCTCAATAACTGCTCGATTGAATGAATCCATAGTTAGTCCGACGCCTATTAACACTGGTGGAGCAGTTGTATCGTATTCAATCACACCTCAGATATCCAGTGGAATGCTTTTTGATACTCTGACGGGCATTCTGACTGGATCGGCATCGGAAAATGTAAATACACAATATACGGTGACCGCACAGAATGATGCTGGAATATCCAGTGCAAAATTTAGACTGCAGGTTGGAATTTCAATCTTGTACTCTTCAGATATCTCTGGAACAGTTGATACGGCCATTGAAACACTCACACCCACAGTTTCAGGCACATCCGACACACGGTTGGAATATTCATACACGGGCGATCTTTATGGATTAACGTTCGATAAAAGCACAGGAAGTATAAGCGGAACACCAACGTCTTTTGGTACAAACAGGATTACCGTGTCACTTAACACCACGAGTACTTCAGCAGTTTCCACCCGCATTGCTATTTCTATCAACAAGGCAGGATCCCAAACTGAGTTTAAGGACAAGGTATACTATATGAGTGCTGGCGGTGTTGCCGTGGGTGTCGGTGCGGCGATACTGGGAGTTTCTTGGTGGAATTCCAAAGCAAGTTCTGGTTAATAAATGCCATGTACGTATGGTGAGTTCAACATTAGTTTAATTCATATTGTATTGTGGGTGGGTGGATGGGGAATGATTGAGCATTTGCTGGACGTATTCTTGGACCTGCCCATGATGTCTTGGTTTAGGCCAAAGATGCGGACGGCATGGTTTCGGTTTGGTATCTATGCATTATTGTTTTTTGCCGCAATGGCTGTGCTGTTGACGATAGATAATGCCACATGTGTGTAAGCTACGCCAGTAGCTCTTTGAATGTCATAGCCTTATAGTCGACCCGATGTTGTCGCCAACCCCACTCCCGGATAATGACTTCTAGTTTTCTCCAAGGCAAGCGCATAGAAATATTGTTGTAAATGGCCGATCGGAACTTTTCGCAGAGTTCCGGTAGAATTCTATACTTTACTAAAAGCGGTTGCAAGTGTAGCTCTCTAAATTGCCGGAGGTTACCCAATCTTGCCTTTCGTTCATTTAGCATGATAAGATTGTCTTGTTGTAAGCATTCTTGATATTTTCGTTTTCGCGATTCGACGTCAGATACATCCTGGGTTTGTGATCGGATGAATTCGATGCGCTTTCGGCGGTCGTGTAGATTCTCATTGCATAACGTTAAGCACAGTCCTTGTATAGTGGACATGACTGAAAAACTGAGACATGAACGACCACCGTGGTATTTCCACACCATGTTGTTTTGCTTGGGGAGTTCTACGAGTTTTTCAAACGGTAAATCATAGACTTTCACCGCGTGTACGATTGAAATAACTTCTTTGGATAGACAGTGACTGTGTGCGTAGACATGCCAGGTGGGTTGTGTGAATCCCGTGGGGTACGTTTTCTTACACAGTTGACATTTGCGATCCAGCACCGCCATTTGACACTGCCAACTGATTGCTGTTTCGAGTGCGTACTTTTCTGTTGAATACCGCACGAATTCCAGTAGAATTCTTTTGGGAAACTGCGGACCACGGACGTAATACCACAGATGGGGAATAGTATGGCTTAGAATTTGCAGTGTTTTCCAGTCCTGAACGAATTCTAGTATATATTCCCAGATGTCGTTTGAAAGGCACATGCAATGTATTTTTTTTTGATCGTAATGATGAAAATGGAGTTGCGATCCCGAAAAAACCAGGTCGGGGAACGGGTTTTGAGAAGTGGAGCACCCCAAGCAGCCAGAAAAGTTCCTAGAGGAAAACCAAAGCCTGCGCCAGCACAAAAAGTGTCGGTACCAAAATCTCGAGCTGAGCGTGCTGCTGCAAGAAACGACAGAGTACCACAAATGGTTAATGTACCACCAGTTCAACCGGAACCAGCGATCAGACGAAGTGCTTCGAAACCAGAAGTTATTGCACCTGCACCTGTGATCAGACGGGGTGATTCGAAAACGGAAGTTATTGAACCTGAACCTGTGATGAGACGGGGTGATTCGAAAACGGAAGTTATTGAACCTGAACCTGTGATGAGACGGGGTGATTCGAAAATGGAAGTTATTGAACCTGAACCTGTGATGAGACGGGGTGATTCGAAAATGGAAGTTATTGAACCTGAACCTGTGGTAGGTAAGCGATCAAGCTCCAAAGTCGACATAGCAGTAGAAAAAGTGCCGTCTCCAGTTCGGCCAGTTCAAGCAGAAGCACCACTAGCGCCGGAGGTTGCACAAAAACTACTTCAACAACTCGATGGAACACAGGCCAAACATGCAATGAAAACTACGGGTGGAAGAGGCGGAAACCCCAAGAAAACTGGAAGGCAGGCTCCGGCGAAACCTGGAAATCAGCCAGCGAAACCTAAAACTGGAGGTCCCAATGGAATACCGAAGAGACGACCAGAAGTTGACAGAAAAAATATCGTAAATACTGAACGAGATAGAAAAAAGCGATTTAAATTGGACAAACGTCTTCCTCATACAAACAAGAACAGTAGACGTGCGATGTTACTGAGAGGAGTGCGAATAGCTCAACGCAATTCATCCGAAGATGTATTCTACAAAGCACCTTTTCGGTATCTGATCATTCAAATTGCACAAGCACATAACAAGGGGGATGTACGTTACACTGCAGAAAGTGTCAAAGTTCTGCAAGAAATCCTCGAGTTTGAGGTGATTCGATTACTGGAAATTGCGCAGATGGCCAGTTCACATGCCAGACCTGGGCGTGGTGTGGCTGACAGCAAACCCAAAGTACTCCGGTCAGATATTGAGTTTTCATACAGAATGAAATTCGGAAACCATTTTGGCGACACTGGACTTGATCTCGTCAAAGTGTATTAGCGTCCAAACGAATCCCAGCCGAAATCTTGGTGAACGTGGGACTTTTGCTATTGGTAATCTTGTGTAATTGCTGTTGCGTAATCCGAAACCCATCTTTCATCATGGCCAGTGGTGAAACCAATTTCCAAATTAACGCGGCTGTGAAATCTCGTGGTTCGGCAACGTCACTGTACATGTCCATGTAACGTTCAAATAAAGTTTTGACATGGTTTTGCATGGCAGGGTTGAGTGTAATTCGTGGTATCCATGCATCGGCATACATTTGAAGTATCTCTTTGTTGGATGGAAATGTGAATAATTTGGTCACATCCGTGTCACGCATGATCAACCGAAGTTGTGCTTTGAATGCCTTCGTAAGGTACTTGGACATTAATGTAACGTCCTTGGCGTGTACAGCCATCACGTAGCCCAAAGCTTGTAGATATAATGACCGTTTTTTGTACTTGAGGTACGTTTCTTGATTCCGGTAAAACATCTTCCACACTGTGTACGCAAAGTCCACAGAACTGTGATTGTAGTCATTGATGTTGATCGAAAGTTTCTCTTGAACGTGATCTTTGAACTCCTTAAATCCGGAAGTCAAGCGATCGTTGACTTTCGTTTCGTCTTCCGTCAGAAACTCGCGTTTTGCATCGTCTTGGGGTGTGTACCCATAATGCACTACCATTTGACGAGCGGCAATGTCTTGAGACTCAACGCCAGGCACATACGGTAAATATTCTGTATCCTCCAGTACAGCTTCATTCGACGCTTCACCGCATTTCACACAGATATAACAACCATCACTTGAAAAAAACCGCATGTCATGTTCGTCACACATGGGGTGTTCGAGAGTTTGCCATTGAATTCTATGGGTAAAAATGGCCAGCGTTCAATGTATTCGACATTTATTTGATCGAAATATTCTCATTGACTATTTCTGTCGGCCTCGCAACACACCAAAATCGACAATCATCACATATTTTATGTCTCACTTACATTCAGATCACTCTACTGGATTAAAAGACGGATGGCATAGTGGCACACTGTATTGTTCCGCGGATACCAAACGACTTCTTGATGCTGCATACTCATTTCCCACCGGTGTTGTTGTACCGCTAGAGTTGTTTCGCTGGCGTACTGTATCCGAGGACATTCGAGTAGCACTGCTACCTGCACATCACTGTTTTGGATCCGTCATGTTTGTGTTTGATTTTGGAAATATAATTGTCGTAAACACTGGCGATTATCGTCTCCATCCAGATCAACTGAATTGGACACAATGGCCAAAGAAAATCGACTGGTTAATGATTGATTCGACTTATCACAATCCAAAATGGTCATTGCCGACTTATGAGGAATCAATGATTGCTCTGGAAGACCTATACAGACAACACAAAGAAATTACACTTCAAATCCATTCCATAGGCGTGGAAACCTTCATACTTGATTGGGCCAAGCAGTTTAAACACCATTTGCGCTACAAGTTTTCCAGTCGAATTCTACTGGAACTACTGAAAGATATGCCGGTTGAGCAAGCACATGCATCGGTGTTAGTCACCGACTCCAGACGTATATCAGAGGGTATCATAGTTAAGCCTTGTTGTCAGTGGTTTCTGATGCATAATCAGAAGAGTATAACCGTGTTTGATGGCCGAGTGTATCGAATATGGTTTGCACAACATTCATCATATAATGAAAATTTACAATTGATAAAATTATTAAAACCTAAACAAATATCAGAATGTGTTTTACAGACCAACCAATTGCGAGAGTAGTTCATTCGTTCATTCGCCATGGCAACCAAAACCGTATTTATTCCATGCTGTTGTGGGCGTCCTTTGATGGCCAACATGGTTTTTACGGACTGTGATTGGTTGGGTGAACATATCAAGCACATTCCAACCCAATGTGGAAAGATATGCTGCTGTGGAAAGTGCGAACAAGCTCAACCCGTAGCTCACACGGCAAGATTCGAGCCGCGACGTTTTTCGGTCGTTCGAAGCAATATTGCGCCGAGAACAAGTCCGCAGAGAAGAAGCCCACCCAGAAGAATGCGTAGTCCCAGAAGTCCTCCTAGAAGACCCTACGTGCCTGTCAAGCGTCAAAGAAGTCAAAGTCCGGTTCGTCCGAAGCCCTACGTTCCAGAGCCAATCGTGAAGGAAGCCGAACCCAAAGAAGAAAGTGAAGAAGAACAAGACGACCCCAGCTTGGCGTGATTTTTAAACATAAGAAATGGCATTGGATATGCGCAAAGGATCTCCTAAATGGAAACTGAATGTTCCCAATACAACCTATACGATCTCGTGGAGCGGTTATCTGTTGTTTTGTTCATGCCCCGCGTTCAAGTACCAGCGATTACCCGTATCAGAACGTTTGTGCAAACACATCAAATTTCAGTTTCCAGCCTACATGCCCATCACCCAATCATTGTATCCGGTAGAAAAGTTTCCAGCGCCACAATTGCCCTTGTTTGGTGAATATGATGCAGACAAGCATGATATTTCAAAATGGTTTTGGAGTGAAAAGTATGATGGTGTGCGTTGTTATTGGAATGGAAAAACATTGCTGACACGCAACGGGAATTCGATTCGAGCGCCAGATGACTTCATGGCCATGCTACCGAAAAACGTCAAGTTAGACGGCGAGTTGGCTGGGCCCCACGACTCTTTCGAACGCACGCTTGAGGCATTGCAGGTAGGACCGCCATGTCACCACTGGAGTTCGATTCGATTTCACGTGTTTGATATGCCCACAGATGATGAAATAACGTTTTACGATAGATATCAGGATTTATTATTTTTGAATCGCGAGCATCCTAGTCGAGCGTGGAAAGTGGTGACACAGCATCGCGTAGAGAACCTGGACGACATGAAGCGTCGTCTGAAAAACATGACTCGCGAAGGTGCAGAGGGTATTGTACTCAGAAACCCTAATGGTTTTTACAGGCGAGGAAGAAATGTCAAAGTGGGTTTGAAATGGAAACTTGTGACGTACGGAAACGGTGAAGTGGTATCAAAGGGAGAGAAACGCGGTTCATACTTGATAGCCGAAACAGTTGAACCTCCAGTGCAATTCATGTTGCACATCAGCCCGCATGACGATGTAAACATTCGTGTGGGTTCACGCATACGGTTCTGTTTTAGGGGACGAACATCATCTGGAAAACCAAAATTTCCTGCGTTTGAAAATGTGAATAAATGAGTGCAGTGACTCCCATCGATATTCGCTCGGATCGGTTTGAATTGGGTGTAAATGCTGTGGTGCATGTATTGCTTATATTTACAGCATTGACCATTTTGTTTGTGTTTGTAATTAGCCATGAAAGTGAAAAGGGTTTACAAAAGTCGATTGATACAGCGATCGCCACCAACTTATCCAATTCACTCATCATAGGAAACACAATGACCAATGGAGGCTTGAAACACAGCATGAGAAACCTAGATTATCCACTGGAAGTGATGGAGATAATGTCGCAGAATAAGAAAGAAAACGTAAACAATATTTATAACAGCGGGTTATTTAACACTGCTTATTTTACAATAGGTTTAATCAGTGTAACATTAGTCACAATGTTGTTGGTCATGTCTTATGGCGCCAATATTCGCATAAGTCCGATGGTTAAACGAATAGCGTTATCCAATTTTGTTATATTTGCAGTGGTGGGTGGCTTTGAATTTTACTTTTTTGAAAGTACCGCCATCAAGTTTATACCCATCAAACCGTCTTCAATTATGGGCAATGTGATTGAATCACTCAAGAGCAACGGCTAATACCCACAGTAGTGATAATATAACCCGTCATATACATTAAACACTTGTTTGTAACAATATGGATTGCTAAATATCAGATAAACTACACCAATTGTAAGTACCGTGCCAAAGATGGTACCAAAAACCAGAGATAACACCAACCACGTAAGAAGCGACGAGATGACGATAACGTTCAATTCGTACATGGGCAAAGGTTTGTTTTCCATTTATTTCTTATTTGCACCGGTTTTGAATACATTTTTTTCCAATGTATACATAAAAAATGGTTGATAACGTTCCGCCTATCCGTGTGAAAAACCCTATCGCCCGTGCAAAAAACATGGACTGTGAAGTTTGCATCAAAGCATTGGCAGACTACACCGACCAAGGATGGTTGGCTTGGATGAGTCGATGCGGAAGTAAACAGCAAAAGCTCATTAACGACATTGTGGATCATTGCGAAACATGCAAGGATTCGGGTGGTTTGACTCTAGCCGAAATCAAGAGCTATCTTGACGTGATGAATTTGGATCCGGAGATAAAGGCGGCTGCACAAGAATATGTAGAAAACCGGTCGGAGAGAAAACGACTCGACAGACACGCGAAAGTTGCTCGCGAACGAATCGACTCTGTGGCAGATCGTCAAAAACGACGCGATATAAGTGCCCTCAAACACACTGAACGCGAAGTCATTCGTAAGCAGAAACAGGACGGATCGGCTGTACGTCAGAAAATCAAGATGGAGCGTATGAATATCAAAAACCACAAGCAAGCGTACTTGGCGGCTGAAAAGAGAATTCGGGCAAAATTCTACGAGAATTTGGAACCGCAGAGGAAAGCAGCGGTGATGGCCACGTTTGTAGGTGACCTGGAAAACACCAAGTTCATTGCCAAGCAATACCCCAGCAACAAGGAATTTCAGATTGCGTTGGAGTATTTATACGAACGAGAAATTGCAGTCAATGCTGCGTACAACGATGCCGTGAAAGCGCGCCGCGCAGAAGCGGAACTTCAAGGCAGAGCATGTCATGCGGCGTTAGTTCGTATTAACGAAGGATACTACAATGTTAATACTCAACGAGATCCGGCTAGGGTGGTGAAGCAAAATCTGACTGATGATACTACTGCATGCCATTTTGCAACAACATTGTTTCCTGAAGAACCTAGATTCAAAGTGGCATATGAAGAACTTAAGGCTGCTCGAACCGAGTTTCAGCACTATAAGTCGCCTGCCAAAAAGAAGACGCCCAAGCCCCAGCCGAACGCCAATGCACGCGGTTGGTTTGGTTTGGCCAAAGGTGAGGCAAAGGAACCTAATCGAGCGCAACAGTTATTATTTGATAACTACAATAATCCGAAACCCGCTCCGGTAAAAACGGCCACGCTCAAGAGACAGAGTGTGAAACGGGATGTGGTGGTAGACATGCCGCCGCCTGCCGCCGACGAACCAGAACCTGATGCTGCTGCTGCACCCAAGAAGAAAGGTTGGTTTGGTTTGTGGTAAAAACAGCAGTTTATTCAATCCAAATCACTCAACAAATCACCCCAACCAGCACGAGTTACATCCGCGTCAATGATCGGCTGGATTTCGACTGGAAGCTTGAGTGGTTCCTTGGTGATCGGCACTGGATTGATTGGTGTTTCTTTGAGTGCCTCTGGTTGCTCGGGTAAATCATTCAATAAATCTCCAAATGCTTGAGGTGCGTCATTCAGTTTGAACTCAGGACGTTCTGCTGCTGTAGTCGTGTTGGGAATCTTATTCTTGTTTTTTCTTTTTTTTGTTTTTTTGGTTTTCTTCAAATGGTGGGTGACTTGGTCCAAATGAGACATCATATTAGGATCACGCTTCTTCAATTCAGCCATCACCGTCTCATTTTGAAGTATTTCTTGTATCAAACGCTTTTTCTCTTGCATACTCTTGGAATCCAGTAGATCCTTAAGGATACTCATGTCGGGCACATTTTTGTCTTCTTTGGATGGTTTAAGGATGTTCTCAATTCCACGCGAAGAATTCAAACGTTGCGCTTTCATAAGCTTCAGTTTCTGAGACATTTGCGCTCGCACAGCGTCCATATTGACAGCACTACTCATTTCCTTTCTTTTCTGTCGCCATGCCCAAGGTAGCGGCGATCAACCGCTGTCCATCCTGACTTTTCAGCAGCATGTCAAACGCGGACTTCATAGAGTCGTCCAGAAACGAGGGATCAGCTCGATCGGCACAACAAGAATCCTTGCTCTTCTTCGTGGAATCCTTCTTCTTAGAACTCTTCTTTTTGCCATCCTTTTCCTCTTCTTCCGCTTCTTCTTCCTCCTCCTCCTCTTCCTCATCTTCCTCCTCTTCCTCCTCTTCCTCCTCTTCTTCTTCATCATCCTCTTCCTCCTCCTCTTCGTCTTCCTGGTTGACTTCATCCTTATCCCGCACGATATTCAAAACGAAATCGTCTGAGCAAAGATTTTCCAGCAGTTCGCGTTTTGCATTCGTGAAGAAATGAATCTCTTCCGCCAGTTGACTCTTCGTCAGAAATCCCATCATAAACGCCAATCGATCCATTCCTAGAGGGCATTGAAGCACTTGGATTTCCGGCATACTGGCCAGCACAACCGGTGAAAACTTCAACGTGGGACACTCTCGTTTTCCCAACAGAAGAATAACATCATTCCACTTTCGATGACTCAGCATAACTTCAATATCATCCGCCTTAACCGTGTTACAATCAACGACGAGTGCCATGTCTTATTTATTTTTATCATTTCACTTGGGTGCGTTGATGGTAAACGGCACGAACGCAAAATTGCTCGGCTTCAACATGTTTCCAGACGACACACGTTCAGCACGAATGTCGAATGGCATAAACGAACTTCCACCGAGTTTCAGCAGACTTTGCGATGGAGCTCCAGTCGTAACACTGAGTTTGGTAAACGATGATTTCAGCGGCTCCTTCCGCTTTGCCGCCGATCGACCAGGCTTCTGAGTCTTGTCCGTTTGCAACGCACGGTTACGGCGTCGAGTCGCCGATGTATACTCCTTCCCACTAACCACCACACTGGGAATATTCACCGGCGTGTTGGGCTTCAAGAATTTCTTCTGCCACGATTCACCCGGTTCAGGAATACACGGTATTTCATACTTGCGTTTCTGCACGGGCGGGACTGGAATTTCGGCTGGGATGGCCAAATCCACCAATCCAGTACCACCTTGAAGCTCTCGATTCATAATCACACACTGAGTCATGCCTTTGCACTCATCCTTGGAACCTCGTAATCCACCAATCAGAAACTGATCCATCGTGTTTTCAAACGAAGCATTGCGCAGTATACTGGTACCCGCCGTACAAATACCATTATACGTCGTAGCCATAACATGCCCACTCATCGTCATACGTTCGGATAGCAACGCCACATAACGGTGCTTCACACTGGCACCACTCGACGTCATAACCGTCATCAATTCATGCTGAATACTGGCCCGCGCCGCGTCAATACCGAAAATGTCTTCGATTTCCAACACACTGTTTGTCGTCGAATAAGTACTGCTCACCCAAGGCAATTGCAGGATATGCTTGAGATTCGACTTTTGACCAGGCGCGCCTTGCGTCGTCAGATAAAGCACTTCCTTTGTACCAATCATGTCGTCCTTGATTTCCGGCACATCCAGCTTACACACACAAAAGTCCTGAACATTTCGAATTCCACTGGCATGCACATTGCCGTAATGCTCCAACAACAAGTTCGCCAGTAGCTTCACGTCGAACCCATTGAGATCCATACTGTTAATCCACTTGACCAACTTGGGGTCTTGCATGGATCCCGCCACACCAATGAAGGTTGGCCCATGAAACCACTTGAATGACTCCATCTTCAAATGCGCCTTTGCACGATTGCAGATACGCGACAGTGGTGTAGTCAACGTGTCTTTCAGATGAATAATCACCAAGAAATTCTGCTCGGACTCGTGGAATACACTTTGCGTATCTTCGGCATGTTGAAGCACTCGCAAGTCATCCTCCACGTTCTCATCATCCTCTTCCTTCTCTTCCTCCTCCTCCTTTTCCTCTTCGTTTTCCTCCTCGATTTTCTGCTCTTCTTGCTCGATAAAATCTTGGTAGTACTCCCGGTCTGGATTGATTTCGTATCCCACAATGTAGTTCTTCAGAGAATGATACACCAATGAATGTCCATGTGCAATGGCTTCTTCCTCCGTTTTGGGCAGCTTGAAAAACACCTTATTCGAAGGCGTCGCCAGCTTGGACGATGCATTAATCACTTCATCCACCCTGGGAATTCCAGTAGTCAATGTCGAGGCTGATCCCGCTACGTGAAACGTATTCAGAGTAATCTGTGTCATCGGCTCGCCAATCGATTGCGCAGACTGCTCGCCCACCAACTCTCCGTTGGGTACAAAGGCCTTGGCAAACCGCTTCATGATCACACCTTCCAGCGCATTCAAGTCCACCACAGACAGATTCTTGACCGATAACTTTTCCCACATGTACGCACGCAACTTGATGTTTTCGTGAATGTAGAACCCCAGCCGATTCCAAATCGATTTTCGCCACGCAAGGATCGTGGCGGTATTCGATTTGTGTTTCTGCTGGAATCGCGATAGCATGCGCGTCATGTTCACCGGCGTGTGAATACTTTTCATACTGGCCACATCTCGATGCACCCGCAACGATTTCATCAACGCGTTACGCATTGGTTCGACCACCAAAATTTCCGAATATGTAAAGTGTTGTTTCCAGTCGTTTTCGAATAGCATCACCTTATCACGTTCGAGCTCATTGGGCAGGAATCCATCGTGCCCATAACGTTCTTGTAACACGTCGCCTTGGTTGTTCACAACATTGCCCTTCAAATCGACTGTAATGTCTTCGAGACTCTTGGCCATTCTTCGCTGCATATACCCAGTTCGAGCCGTTTTCACTGCAGTATCCACCAATCCGCTTCGGCTGCACCGCAAATGGTTAAAGAACTCGATCGCATCCATTCCCAGAGTAAAGTTGCTGTAGACCATTCCATGACCTTTGGCTTGATCCGTATCAGGGTGTGTGAAATGACACGTGGTCTGTGGAAATCGAATGGAACGGTGATTATACTGCTGACCAATCAGTCCAGACACTTGAACCACATTCTTCACATCACCTTTTGCACCCGATGTCGTCATATCCATCATGCCATTTTGGTGTGGGTTGGCTTTGAAATATCGAATGGCTCGATGGCCCACCACAGACATGATTCGGTCGGTAACCGAACACAAGTTTCGCTCGATGATCGAAGACTCCAGGGACTTGCCCTGCACATTGTGCTTGGGAAACTTGCTAAAGTACTCCGAGCATCGAGCAGAAATGTCTTGGAGTCCCAGAACATCCGATGGTACATATACATCATCCATGGCCACCGTGAATCCTTGAACCGACGTGGCATACCAATTCAACATGTTGTACGTTCCGGTGATAAAATTGGCAGTAAACGTCGATCCGTAATCTCTAAACATCTGGTGAATCAGATGCCGCAATGTACTTTTGATCCATCGTCCACGCAGCATGACTCCATCTTTGATCAGGATTTCTCCCGTCTCCATCGAGAAATCGGCTGGCAGTATACAAGAGAATACTTCATGTCCAGTGTAAAACAGTTTGTCCCCAAATTCATCCCATGGAATCCGCTGGAACTGGCAGTGTTGCATAAGCATTTGCCCTGCATCTGTCTTGCTTATCTTTGAAGTTTCCTTGGTCAACATGTATGCTGAAACTGGCGAGTTTTGAACAAACCCGATAATCGCCACATCATCCAAGAGGATCATTTCGTCCACCAACATTACACAATGCGCTTACGCACGTTGCATTTCGCCTTGCAACAGCATCATATTCATCTCGTCTCCATCAAAATCAGCATTGTATGCCGTGGTAACTGCCAAATGTAACCCAAACGATTTCACATTGGGATCCAGGTTGATCACCGCCCGATGCGCCATAATGGAATGTCGATGCAAAGAGGGCTGACGATTCATCAACACATAATCACCATCTAGCATGTGACGTTCCACCACCATGCCGATTTCCAGTCGAATACTAAACCTCAATTCCGAGTCCAAATCTTCCATCTTGTTGCCCGAGGTTATCACGTAGCGTGCCCCGGGATACACATGTGGACCTCGGCGAACCATGTTGGAAAGCCGATGAATATTGTACCGGGTCACGCGCTCTGGATACGTCAAATGCATAGCAATCATCAGTGGCGTTTCCACATCATGAATGTGAATCACAGGATTGGGAGACGCCACCGAACGGGCCGTGAAATTCATACGCTTTCCCATAACATTCCCCCGGATGCGATTCTTCTTCTGGCCGTCATGCTTGGTACGCAAACTGCAGCGAACCTTGCCAAACTGAATCGTTCCCTTCTTTTTCAGCTTGTGGTTCTGATAGGTAATAGACGTAATATACAAGCGTTCGTATAGAACCAACGAGGTTACGACTTGTTTCTTGGGCAGTATACCGCGATCGTTCTTGAAGGCTGCTTCCGCTGTATTGCATTCACCGCTAGTATTGTACTTGAACTTGGCCAGATTGACAACCGCATCCGTTCCTTTCTTCTCCTGCTGTTTGAGTCTGGTATGAAGAAGTAGATTACAACGAACGATATTTTTCAGCCTAGTGGTGAGATCGTCTTCGTTGGCGCTTCGATTGTTTCCTTGGCGACCAATCTTGCTGGGACGGATGTTGATGGTGGGAATATACAAACTTCGCCACATCAAGTTCACCGGATGGGAGTGCTCAAAGCTCATACCCAGTATCTCCACATCTTCGCGTGGAATATTTGACAGCATGTAAATGATATCATTGGGAGTAAACACCGTGGGAACGTATTCACCTCGATCATACTTGGCCTTGTCTTCGTCTGTCAGCGTATACAACGGTCGAAGAAAAACACCATCTTCCATAATCCATGTGGGTTGGATCGCTCCACACCCAGTCCCTTGCGCCAACAGTTCTTCCACCGGCAAATCCTCTTTGAATTCCACATCGTCTTCTTCCAGTAACGCTTGCTCATAACCCACACGTTTCGCTCGTGCGGCAAACTTGCGCTTTCGAGTGGTTTCGTGATACGATTCACACACCAAACGCTTTCTGCAGACATTATGGATACGCTTCAAGCGATCCTTCAGATTGGGCGTTGTAACAATCGATTCATACTTGTCGAAATCTTTGGGAATTCTCAAACGACAACAATTCACGCAAATACATTCCAGTATCTTATGAAGTGTTTTTAGATACTCCCCGTTTGGCACTGGATAACGAAGTTCCAAATGACCGCTATGACCAACTCCACATTCGTTACTCGAGCATCCACATGTTAAACACAACATACTGCGGTTGGCCGTGCCCAGTCTAGCATCGGTAGCACCACCTCTCTGTATGACGTTTGTCTTTTGTGTATGGGGTTGCGTAATTTCAACCGCACTCAAGCCTTTGATTTCCTCTTCCGATAACAATCCAAATTGAATGGCTTCAACCTCGGCCTCCAGTGGAGCTGTGTCGTTGAAACTGGATTCGGTCTTCCATTTTTTGAGTTGCCGGTTGAACTCGGTCTCAACCTCTGGAACGGTCTCCTTCCGCTTTAGAAACCTTTGCATGACTCTATACATTATGATAAAATACGACAATGTGCTTTAGAAATCAACTGGGTCTATATGAAAAATGATCTGGGTGATTGCCATTGTCGTGTGCTTATTTGTTTTAGTTCTAGCAGGAATCTTGTGGATGGCCTTGAGCAAACCAGCGGCGCGAATAGAAGCCCGCAAAGAAAAACGAGTGCGAACAGAAGCACTCTATCAGAAATTCGACTGGAACCACTGAAAACACCACCACCACCACTACCTCCCAAAAAGTATTTTCTTGGCCTGTTATGTGTCGCTAAAAACAAAGCCATGGTGATTGATGAATTGAGCAGGGCGTAGAACACATGTATGTTATTGATAACGGCAGCACAGATGACACCAAGATTCTACTGGAGCCACATATTTCTACTGGATTTGTCAGTTATTTCTATGTTCCCGAACCCATGTCGCAAAAATCAAGCTATAATACAGTCTACAAAAATCACGCCAGAGATGAATGTGATTGGCTTATGGTCAATGATGTGGATGAATACGTATTTGGTGTTTCCAAACCATTCAACGAAAGTCGCATAGCCAACACTAAAGTTACATTTAAACCGCCAATGTCAACAATTTGGACATCCATTTCCACACATATGAAGGAAAAGAATACAACGTTCCTAACTCGCTGGTTCGTTTGAATCACTATATAATCATGAGCAAAGAGTATTGGCAGAAAATCAAAATGACTCGAAGTGATGCCGTTTATGGAAATACAATAAAGATTAGAGATATGGTCATGTTTAATAGAATCGACGAATTCTCCAACATAGAAGATAACACTTTGAAAAATATCGTTCTGAATGGCTACACGCAAACCCAGTAGAATTCTAAGCGCTTTACATTTCGAATTCGACTGGGATTAGATGGATCGCTTCACTATACTCGACGCGGTGATCAATTCGCAGCCGACCGTGCAAAACATCGAACGATACAATGAACTCATTGAAAAGTGGCTGAAGAATCTTATTATCGACTACAGTGCCTGTGACACTACGTACGAAGAAGAATCCACCAAGAAGAAGTACCGATTCATATCCACGGTTTCCAACTACCGTGCCGTCCGCCAGCACGCGACGCCGGACGAATCCTGTTGGCGTAACACCAATTATAGCTTTGACTGTATTGTCGATTTGACACTATGTGTCTACGTGGATGGTGTGCTCTATCGAACGGAACATCAAAAAGATTTTATCATCATGTCCTGTCCAACCATGTTGTTTTCCGTGGCTTGCGTTATGAGCGATGGGTGTGATTCTCAAACGGCCATCGAAAACGAAATGGGTTCTTCCTTTATCATGCGTGGCAAGCGCCGATTTATTCCACTTATGCAGCGACTGGAGTACAACCAGCCCATGTTTTTCAAACAGAAAGATTTATTTCGATGTGAAGTTCGATCCGAACACTTGGATCGTCCTCATCGAAGTACCAGCACCGTGGTGTTTGATATTTCACCCGCCAGACATGGGAAGCTACTGGGGAAGAGTAATCTCATTATGGTTTGCATGCCCTATCTGAAGCCGAAAGTCCCCTTGCATGTACTGGCGTTGGCACTGGGTTTTGACTTTGTCACATTTGAACGGTATATTTACATCATGGATGAACAACCCGATTACTTGAAAAGTCTGATTGGAAATCACATCCATCGAATGCACTATGTTCACTGCGGATGCAAAACCAAAGACGACGCGTTGGATTATATTGGTGTCTTGTACAAGAAAGCCAACAAGGATCCCGTGGAACGGCGGAATTCAATTCGAAGTACCATCAAATCCGAAATCTTACCACACCTGAATCACACGTTTGAGACCGAGGAAAAGACGAATTACTTGAAATTGTCTTACATCGCTTGGCTGGTAGGACGTCACTACCGATTCAGCGAAGGACTCATGCCGGAAACCGTACGCGATAACTACAAGTACATTTGTTTTGACGGTCCAGCCGAGCACATGGCCTCGCTCATACGCATTACGATTAACACGTTCAACAAGGAGTGTGTCAAGTCCATCCGGCGGACACTGAAACAAAACCCCAAGAAATCGAAAGGGACTTCTGCCCCAGCTCAGAAGCAGATTCCAATCGCCGATCGAATATCTCTGTCCAAGATTTACAATCGAAACCGAATCACACCTAAAATCATGTCGGCAGTGTCCACTGGACGCTGGTCAGAAGATAAGAAGGGTATTTCCAACCAGATGAAAACCACCAATTCCAAGCTGATTGCCTCACAGCTGAACAAAATCAGCAGTTCCTTATCGCACAATCCGGGGAAACACGTGGATCCGCGCATGATCGACCAATCTTCCTATGGATACGTTTGCGCAGCAGAAACTCCAGACGGTGAAAAGTGCGGTCTTATCTACACATTGGCGCAGACCTGCATGATTACAAACGAATCGGATGGATACTGTCTCATGCAGATGCTATTCGAATTCGATTGGAAGGACATCTTTGTACCCATCGAAGCGGTCCCTATGCCATCCTACTGGAAGGTGATTGGACCCCATGGGGTTCTACATGGATGGGTGACGGATCACGAATTGGCCATTCAGCGAGTCATTGCTTTGCGACGCAATCTGTCGATCGACCCACACACTGCCATTTACAAGGTCACCGAACTTCATGCTATCTACATCAAGACACATGCTGGCCGTGCCACTCGACCACTGCTGGTCACGAGCAATATGAACAAGCTGCCGGCGATTGCTGAGAAGTTCCAGGGGACTTATATTGGATTACTACAGGCATTACTCATCCATGGCGTCGTGGAATATTTGGACCCAGCCGAAATCCATAGCGGTACCATCTGTGTGGCACTCAAACCAAACGAAATCAAGCCGTTTCACACACATTTGGAATTGGGCGATGCTGTGTTTCTGGGGAGATTGGCCAGTCAAATGATTTTCTCCATGTACAATCAAGGACCGCGCCTAATCTACGAGATTGGCATGGCCAAACAGTATATCTCTCCTCTAAGTGCAGATGATTATGCGGCGGGTACCACCCACGTCCTTCACTGCGGACAAACGCCACTGGTTCGCACCCAATACGAAGAAGAAGATCAGTGTGATGGACTTAACTGTATTCTCGCATTTATCCCTCATCCCAATTCTCAAGAAGACGCCATGGTATTCAAAAAGGGATTTATCGATCGTGGCGCATTTCACTGTTCGAGCATCCGAACGCATTCGGCCGCACAAACGCCTCGCAACCCAACGCAAGCGCAGGATCGATTCGAATGTCCGCCGAAAGAAACGTTCGGAAAACGAATGGGAGACTACTCGAAACTGCAACCCAGCGGCTTACCTTTGCCTGGAACTCGACTGGAAGTGGGCGATATTGTCATTGGAAAAACAATTCCACATGTGCATGTGTCGGACAGCTCCAAAGTCAAAGTTCCATCCGAATTTCACGACGAAAAATATCACATGTACCGTCGAGATGCGTCGATTCAATTGCGCAAAGATGAAGCCGGGGTGGTACATGAAACGATTCAGTCCCAGAACATGTACAAAGTCCGCGTTCGAACTTATCGAACGGTGTTGCGCGGCGACAAGTTTTCCATTCGAAACGGGCAGAAAGGAACGGTGGGCAAAATCGAATCGGATGAAAATATGCCGTTCAACCCTACAACGGGCATGATTCCTGATATCATTGTGGGACCCACCGCGTTACCTTCTCGCATGACCATTGGATATCTTTTGGAAATGCTGTTGGGCAAAGCAGTGGCGGTTACAGCCAAGCTCGAGTTGGGCATACAGGATCCAGAGTTTTCAACCAAAACCACAGAGGAAACTATTGCCAAGATTGGAGAAATACTCAAAAAGCATGGTTATGAATCGACTGGACGGGAATTGCTTTGCGATGGAGCAACAGGGAATATGCTACAATGTCATATCATGATGGGTCCCGTTTGGGTGGGGAAAATGGATCACCTAGTGGCCAAGAAGATTCACGCTCGAGCTCGTGGACCAGTCCAACCCATCACCTGGCAGCCGATTGAAGGTCGTAGAAATGACGGTGGATTTCGATTCGGACACATGGAAAACGATGCGGTGGCCGCCTATGGAGCTTCACAAATTCTCAAAGAACGTACCACCAAAGTGTCTGACGAATTCAACATGTATGTGTGCAAACAATGTGGATTTCCAGCCGATGCGAATCCCGAAATTGGGCTTTACATGTGCCGACTGTGCAAAACCGGACAACATTTACGTCTGGTTCGCCAGAGCAAATCAGCTACTGTCATGTTCACCGAACTAGCCGCAGATGGAATCAAGACCAAATTTGTACTTCGTGATTTGCCCGAGTACATGCAAGTCAAGAGACGCCGAACTGCGGATTAGATAATAAAAGCATGGATGCGTATTGTAATTACTGTGTCTATTTTTCATACTTTAACATGATTGTGAATCCTTTAGAATTCAAATGTGTTGAGTTTAGAGTGGATGATGAAGTCACTTCGGACAGCCTTGAATTACACATGTTTTGTTACATGTACTTGAATTTTAAGAAAGATAAGCCACACAAACGTGGCAAACTACCTGATTTACATGTAGTCCGATTTACCAAGCAGAAAATTAACGAAATTCACGAGCATGCATTTGATCATGCTATGATCGCCTACAGCCCATATTTACCTTTGATGAAACCAGGAGATTCTAAATGTTATTACAACCACAACTACTTTATCAAATGCGCCCCGTTTAACACGTTAAGCTCCACCATGAACGAACTTGCCATCAATCACATGCGAATCCCAGGCGTTTCTCAATGTATTCACGTAGAAATTCTCGTGGATTCATTCTGCATGGTATTTCCGCACTACGGGCACACCTTGTACGATGAAAAAGAACGACTGCTGAATGACGACACGTTTTTGCTCAACACATGCCTAAAAATCAGTCGCACGATTGCGCGATTGCATGATTTAAGGATTGCACATTTGGATTTGAAACCGGCCAATTTGTGTGTGGACAGTCAACATAATATCACCGTATGCGATTTTGGATTATCCTTCCGGTGTTTCAGTACCGATCGGTTGCCCACACTTAGAGTCTCGCCAGCCTACAGGCCTCCAGAATTGTTTACAACACGGGCATATGATGCGTATGACCCTCTGGCCGTGGACATTTGGTCGTTTGGTATGATGATTTGGGAGTGGATTAGTGGCACATTGGTGATTGGCGAACCTTTATACGCAGTTCAAGCACTGGAAGCATGGAGAGAATCTCCAAGAGAAATCGAGTCGAAATCTGACGTGCGCCAGAAGATGCGCATCATCGCTTTGGAAATGCTAAACTGGAACCCAGAACATCGCCCCGTAGCATCCGTGGTGTACACACAGTTGGCATGTTTAACTGAAAACGCCACACGACTTGAATTATGTGAGCGGATGTATATAACACCCCAAGAACGGATTTGGCGATGCGAGTGGAAACCCCAGCTGATTTCCAAAAATATACTGGCGAATGAACTTTACATGCGGTATTCCTATCAAAAACGCAAATTTGATCATGGAATTCCACTGGAAACGTTTATTACTCTGGCCGATCATTTGGAATATCCATCGACTGACAGAATGGTGACAATCGAATGCTTGGAAGTGGCTACTATACTCCATTATCAATTGTACTTTGAAAATGCACTCACAAAATACTATGGCGTCTGCGATGCTAATCAGATCCAGGATATGTACCTGAACTTTGGTTGGAAAGGTATGACAAATAGTTGGGGAGATTATGATTAGTTTTCCAGGAACCACGATTGTCGTAATACACATGCGAATAACCGGCATGTTCGTAATAAAACGGTAATTGCTGTGGATGTGGAAAATTGGGAGTCACCGAGTACGGCAAATCTTGGATTTGATCATGGTAATTCACCGTACGCCAAACAGTCAGATTGGATAAACTCATAACACGGTCATTAAATTTAGAGTTACCCACCCGAGGCGTTCCATAAACATACGCGGTGATGGGCAAGTCCGGGAATTGCTCTGCCAACGACACTCCTGTTAGTGTAGCCACCGAGCCACCCAAAGAGTGCCCACATAGAAATAATAGTTTGGGATTTTGCGCCTTGAGAATCGAAATGATTTCCGGTAGATATCGATACGTCACTGAATAGAATCCACTGTGCACATACGGTGCGCTGCCCGGAACGTTGGGTACGGATTTGAGCGGCGAGCTGACACGCAGACCCGTATCGAATTCTACTTGAAATGCATCCAAATCTTCTTGAATTTCACTATGCGTTACCGTGCAACGAAATGCGATGACTAATGAAGTACCGTTCATCCATGCCACAGCGAAGGTTGGTCCTTCCAAAGGATTGAAATTGTGCAGCCACGTCATATTCGGGGGCGTTTCGATATTCGGCGCGAGTTCGACTCGGGCTACACAGTCTGCCAATTTCCATGCGAGTCCAACATTGTAACTTCTGGCACCAGACGCAATGACAGACTGAGGCACATCACCCAGAGTATTATCTGTGTGTATTTTGCATCGATCGGTGGTGGTTAATGAATAACATGTACCATCACTGTGCCATGCATTATCAATGGCGGTGATGATGCGTGCCAATTGCAGGTACTTGAACAATGCAAAGATGACCAGCAATAGCAAAATACCGAATAATGTAGCAAGCACGATCGAAGGCAGAAAACAGTCGTTGAACGAGCAACTTTCTCCTCCCATTTTATTTCAAGATACATCCACGCAAATTGATGCGTGTTTCTATTCGATTTCTTCCAAAAGCTGACCAGCGATTAAGACGGAACGACCATTTATATCAACTGGGTAGTTTCCATTTTGGTCTGGATCTGCAATATGATCGAAGGCCTTTAATAGTGTTTCCACAGAGTCCGCAGCAATGGTTAGAATTAAACGTCCATTCCTTCGCCATGATTTATGCATTATATGAACATGGCCAAATTCTTCTTCCAGATCACGTAAATCTTTTTCGGGGTTCACAGTGTCATACCATTGCATAATTTGTGCTGGCGTCAATACATCGTCGTTTATGGCACGGTAACCGATGAGATATGTTGCGACATTTGACAGTGCCGGCATTTCTATTACAAGTTCCAGTAGAATTCTACTAGGATTCATTTGGAATCCATACGTCCGACGCCGAAGTCAAAGAAACACCTAAACTTCCAGAGGTAGAGGTGATTCCAGTGGATGCCAAGGAAGAACATTATCGTCTGTTTGATCTAATTTGGGGAGGTGAAGAAGAGCAAGAGGTATCAAAAACAACTGTCGAATACATCCGACGAAACACGGAACTACCTTTGCAGTAAAGTTCGAAGAGAATTTGACTGGGAATTTCATTAAATTCTAGCTGACCCATGAATCCATTTGAATTCTACTGGAATGAATTAATCAAGTTTATCAGTCACGTGTGACCATGTTCTCTTTTTCCAAATGTCACTTACAGCAACGCCAGAAATACTATATTGCTTTGCTAATGATGTTGCATTAATTTTTCCTTTTTGTGAATAAACGTTTTGAACTTGTTCTTCTGAAAGCTTGTTGATATTTGAACCAGCTCGCAGAGCATCTACCGCATTCTCTCGACGAGATCCAATTTTAAGATGTTCATGATTAAAACATGTTCTGTTCCTACATAAATGTCGAACTACAAGATCTTTTGCAATCGGCTGACAATTATTGTGATGAATCATCGCCGAAAGAATATGTAATCTTATTTTCTTGTTTTTTACGCAGATATCCGTATACCCGTCTCGATTCGGCTTGAATTTAGAAAGTGTACATTTAGTCACAAGAACGATGCTCGAGTCGTTTGGAACCGGATCTGATTCAGCTGATTCAACTTCGGCCCGACTAAAAGAAGATTTATAATCTTCTGGGGTAATTGATGCAATATTTGTCAATCTCAATTTTAACTGCCTTTCACGTATTGCATATTTAGCATGCATATTTTGAATACGACTTTTTCCACTTCTTATATTGTGAATCGTGTATCTGGTAACACCGTATTTTAAAACAAGTACGCGATTTCTCTCTTTGGATTCTCGAATTTCTTGTGCTTGAATATCCGTAAGTTTCGATTTAGGATGCTTCTGTCCGACCAGCTGGGTACCATGTAAATCCTTGTCTCTGCAGTTTTCAATTATTGTGGCCAGTCGTAAATGATCCGGATTAACACACTGATGATTTCCACATGTATGCGCGACATGTGGCTTTTCTTGACTTGTACGCACACCTGTACTCAAAAATAGAGATAACTGGTGAATATACCACTTCTTCGTGTTGAACCTGGCATGGTATGTCCAGGTATCCTTTGGCCAGATCCAACATTTGGTGAGTTCGTTAATTTTTGAAGTTTCACGGATACGATCAATCGACCATTTTATCTTCATATCAAGACAATGTGGACATCCACTCTTCCTCAAAGTTCGATGGTCAACTCTTGATATCCACGTGTGGTTATTTTCACATTTCCATTTAACATTTACCCGCGACATGTACATTACGATGCCTGGGTTTAATGTATTATCTTCATGCCATTCTTTAACCAGATCCGGATAAAGTCTTGATACGGATTGTGATTGTATTTTTTGCTTTCGAAAACACACTGGACATCCGTTTTTTCGTCTATAAACTCTTGTTTCCCATTTGTTTCCACAAGCACATATCCATTTAATTTTTTGGTTTGATCCAATTGGAACGTCTTCCGGTTTAAACGTGTTCTCTTCAGACCATTCCTTGATGTATTCCGGGTATTTTTCAGCGATACTGATACTGCCTCTTTTTGGTGTTCCCTCTGAACCCAGTTCAGCGTATCGTTTCATGTTCATACATCGTTCATTTGTATCAATAATTGTTTATTGACAATAATATGGGTTGACACAGACCCATTCGAATTCTATCAAAGTTCTATCAGATTTCCAGTGGAATTCGAATGGAATTCGAATGGAATCATAGCACGAAAAGGCGCTTAGTATGTTCATACGCTTCCCACGCGTTCAAGCAGCAAAAGATACCGAATCATTGATTATGCAATTATCCTGTGCTTTTACAAAGCTTTATAGAGATTAAAAATGACGTTGAACGTTCGAGGCGTGCTTGTTGGTGATTCCAACACGGGGAAAAGCGCAATCATGCAGAGACTATGTGGACGAGAATTCCCAGTCGATTCCCATGCGACGGTGGGGATTGATGTCATGGGTGTTAAAGTGGGCGGGTTTCGAATTGTATTACAGGATGCGGCGGGAGACGTGCGATTCCAAACCGCGATTGGGAGTTACATGAGGAATATTGCTTTCTGTATTATTGTCTACGACATTGAACACACTGCATCTTTACAACGAGCAATCGACTGGTTTGTCCACATAAAAACACTCAACACCAACGAGCACTTGATCATGTACCTATTCGCAAACAAGCAAGATGTTCCTGTTCACTATGTGGATTCAGAAGAGGGAAACATGGTCGCCAATGCCTGGGGCGCGAAATTTGTTCAGACATCTGCCAAAACCAACCAAGGTCTGACCGACTTTTTCGACGGGTTGCTGCGTGAGATCGACTTGGTTTTGCCCCGAATCGACATGTCCGATAAGAAATATGGCATTCGACGCGAAATCGTAGAGAATCGACGTGAATTCTGCTGGTGCGTTGTAGCCTAGTGGAGCTGCTTTAGAGTGTCTGGGAATTTCACGGATATATAATAGTATGCGGATTGAAATGTAATGACGGTCGAGCCTTTCTCGAGTTTAGGTGGACCTGTAATTTCCGTCGTTACACATTTGCTACCAAGTGCTTTCTTGACATCTAACAACAGTAATTCTTTGTATGTCACACCGTCAGGAAAAAGGTTCAAGTCATATTCTTTCATTAGGCATTTTGCAAATCCATCGATTACTTCCATGTTGATGGGGGTGAACATCTGGATGTTAAACTTGGAATTCCGCATGATTGACTTGTTATTGATCATGATTTTGTATTCACTTTCATCGTACCATAGTTTTTTAATGAACTGTAATATTTTTCTCAGAGTGGTTTCTTGTGCGATACGTTTTTTCATTGCATGTTCATATCCGGCAGTATTGTGTTTTTCGCATAATGTGGTCATGAATGGGACTGGATGTTTTGAATTGATAGGGACTGTTTTCTTGCACACACTGCAGTGGATTGCCACTGTATCTAGCAGGCTTATCCAATTATAGCAAGTGAGACAGGTAAAGTGCCCACACTGATACATGCAAGGTTCGAATGCAAGTTCTTTACAACGAGGACATTTTAGCGACTCGTACACGTCTGCCATTTTTTCACAAAGGTTAGGTAAGAAAATGGAAGATAAATCGGAGAAACGTAAAATATTCTTGGAGAACATTATGGCAGAAAAGAGGCTGATAGGAGAACAACTTCCAAACTATGTTCCAAAATACAAACGTGTTTACAATAAGGCTAAAAGATTCGTCAAGAAGTACGTCATGAACGGAAAAACAACACCAACATCCAAACAATATACTCAACTCAGAAATCCTCATAGCAAACTCAAGAGACTTATCGATTATCAGCAAGAACTTGTATTCGAAAATAGAGTACCCACGAACATTCATGAACTAGACAAGTCGTTATTGAAACCTCGGGCAAAGCTCGTGAAACATGTTGTCGACCGTGGAGCAGATGTAACCGAGCCTGAACATATAAAACCGGCAATACCTGGTTTACGCAATCCAAAGCGTGGAACTCCAGTAGATTCCACTGGAACCTCCGAGGCAAAAACACACACACAGCCAGCATCAATGCGTGATTCCACTGGAAAACAACCAACGCTACGTCGGCAGTCGGCAGAGCCGGCAAAACCGAGACCTAACGAAAAACTTGTTGAGTTGGCCAACAATACATTGCGGCGATTGCGGCGCTCTAATTTGGTAATGCTACGTGACATTCGCAGTAAAACTATAGAACAATTAAACACAGTAGCGAAGTTTTTGATTGATAACCAGAACGACAAAAGTCAGCTAACTAGAAGGGATCTCATGCTCATTGAAGAACGAGATAATTTGTGTACGTATACAATAGGGCCATTCATGATAAAATTCGCACGAAAAGGCTCATATGAACTTCTAGAACATGAAATATATATACTGTCAGCATTGAACCAAGCTAGAGTTCCTAATATTGCTATAGTGGTAGATCATGGGAAACATGGTGATGTTCCCTATTTTTGCATGCCTGGTTTGCAAACGTACAAACGTCTGTCTGATGTTTATAATTTTGACTTCGAATATCTTCCAGTACTTTCTCAAATAGAAACCACGCTTGAACGTTTACATTCATATGAATTTGCACATTACAATCTGATTTTAAGAAACATAATGTTTGACGAGACAACCCAAAAGGTATGCATAATTGATTTTTCTAGAGCTTGTTATAGGATTTGTATGGAGTCCGATAATTCATATGTTTCTGAAAACCCTGCATCATACCCGTCGTATTATATGACCCACTATAGAGACAAAGTGGCTACTTTTGATCAAGGAATAAAGACAGACTGTTATTTTCTGGCTGTTGCTGCTCTATTCATTATCTCAAAAGGATCGGTCGATCCAACTCAGGATAGAACACGAGAAGCGTACTTTTCGAATGTTAAAACATTTATTCAGACATGCAAAAACGTCGAAGAGATAACACGTATAAGAAAAATGTTTATCAACTCGGCCATAGATCAAGCCGAAACTGATTATTATATCCGAACGCTGACTCCAGATTCTAGCATGGAATTAAAATTACCATCAAAGTCAAGATCCAAATCAAAATCAAACAATCAAAACTTAGAATTTGACAAAGCTGCTGGATATATCATCGAGTTCAACAACAATAAGTTTATCGAGTATGCACGAAAAACGGAACTCAGATTAATTGGACAAGGCACTTATGGATATATTTATAAGCTTGGAAATTTGCATGTAATTAAATTTCCAAAAATAGAATATATCAGTGCATTAAACCGTGAAATCAACATTTTCAAAGAATTGAATAAATTAGAACATACAAATATAATAAAAGCTACATACTGGGGAAAATATAATGATATACCATTCTTAGTTTTGCCTTATTTAACAGATTATGTAAACCTATACACTGTCGCGCCAATGAACATTGAATACCAATATATTTACAAGCAAATAGTATCAGCACTTACTCATTTACATAAGAATGGTTTTGCACATTTTGATTTATCTCCAAACAATGTAATGTATAACAAAACCACCGGACACATATGCATAATTGATTTCGGTCTTTCCTGCATGAAGGCATGTGACGGGGTTGTGAATAATGATTTACGTGATAACCCTATGGTTCCACCATATTGGGGCACAGGTAGAATGACTTTAGAACGGGGACAACATGTTGATTACTACTTTCTTGGAGTTCTTATGGTAATGATGTTATCAAAGGGAACAATTACTCCATATTATATCACACGAGACCAATACACAAAACAAGTGGACAATTTCAAAGCGAGTTATGCCGATAAAATGTGGGTACGTGTCATAACCGATCTTTTTTCAATCGGATTGGAAGAAGTTCAACCTCTAATCGTTTAGATTCATGTAAAACTACATTATATAACGTGCCTTTTGAATTAAAATGCATTTTAACTGTCCAAGAACCAGGTTTCTTCTCGATGATCATAAACCCGAGGATTCTATTACGGTTTCTTAACGTGACAATAATCAAGTTATTTGGGTTTCTCGAAACTCGTTTCAATGATGGTTTCAATGATGGTTTCAAATCTATCAATGTATCTAATACAGCTTTTAATTTAGGCGGTTCGTCACTGTATACCCACTCGACACTAGCACCATCCATTTATTAATACTATAGAATTGTCAAGCTTTCTCGTAGCACCCAGGACACAACAGCACCGAATTCACGAAGCTCAGTGTTCGACATGCTCTGCACATACTGGGCGTAGAAAATGACCCCAACGTATTCGGGTCGACTCTAAACCATTCACAAAGTTCTGCCTTGGTTTGCACTTCACGTTCTTCCGCCTTCAACCAATGCGGATAGCATTCTTCGTGAACCATCCAATTTCCAAAATAAACCAATTCCGTTTCACCAAAAAACATGTTTCCACACACAGGACATTCTTGCGAACACTGCACGATCGCATCCATTTTTCCAGTCGAATTCTACTCGAATTCTCTTGGAGTGCCTTAAATAAAGCAGGCTCTGTAAAAACCCGTGGGATTCGACTAGAAGGTCAACGATCATCTCACCACATTATAAGAAATAAAGGGGCAAAATGCAAGCCATGAACGTCATCAATCGTCAAGGTGGTTATGAATCCGTAAATTTGGACAAGATTACCGGTCGATTGCAAAAGCTGACATATGGTCTCTCGTCGATGATTGACGTTATCAAAATCAAAGAACGTGTGTCAAAGAGTATATTCAACAACATAAAAACCACGCAACTCGACCAATTGGCTGCAGAAACCGCCGCGGGTATGGCCACGATCCACTCGGATTACAGCTTTCTAGCCGCGCGAATCGAAATCTCCAACTTGTATCGCAAGGTGGACAAACGCTTCTCCGTCAGCATCGGGAAACTCTACAAGAATACACATCCACGACTTTTGGAGATTCCCGCTCCTCAAGTCAGCAAAGAAGTGTACGAGTTTGTCATGGCACACAAGGAAGAACTTGATTCCTCAATTGTGCATGACCGAGACTTGTACGATTACTTTGGGTTTAACACTTTGCGTGACATGTACCTGATGCGAGACTGTCACAAAGAGATTGTCGAACGTCCGCAACACATGCTTATGCGCGTGGCGGTTGGAATTCACCTGGGGAATATGCCTCGAATTCTCGAAACATACAACTTGCTTTCGCTTGGGTACTTTACTCATGCAACACCTACGCTTATGAATGCGTCTCGTCCTAACGCCACATTGGCTTCCTGCTTTCTCGTACAAAATCGAGGCGATTCAATCGAAGATATATTCGATACCCAGAAGCAATACGCCATGATTTCCAAAGGAGGCGGCGGGATTGGCACCGCGCTTCACAATATTCGCGCGGAAACTGCCTACATCAAAGGATCGGGCGGCGAATCTGCTGGATTGGTACCATTACTCATCGAACTGAATCGCGTCGCCAAGTATGTGGATCAAAGCAGAAAACGAAATGGAGCGATTGCCATCTACTTGGAACCATGGCATGCGGATATTTTCAAGTTTTTGGACATGCGCAAAAACAATGGAATCGAACAGGAACGCGCTCGTGACCTATTTTACGCACTGTGGATTCCCGACTTGTTCATGAAACGCGTCGATGCGGGTGGCATTTGGAGTCTCATGTCTCCAGATGAATGCCCCGACCTGCCATATTTGTACGGAGACGATTTTGAAACCGCCTATGAAGATTACGAAAGACGTGGTTTGTACTTCAAACAGGTTCCAGCCAGAGATCTGTGGCGAGCGATTATTGTATCTCAAGTAGAAACGGGTACACCCTATATGCTATACAAGGACGCTTGCAACCACAAGAGTAACCAGAAGAATCTCGGTACCATCCAATGTTCCAACCTTTGCGTCGAAATAGTGCAGTACAGCTCCAAAGAAGAGATTTCCGTCTGCACCTTGGCGTCCATCTGTCTGCCCATGTTTGTGAAGGAGTCGAGATTCTCCAAGAGTACCAGTCGATTTCCATTCGAAAAACTCGACGTACCCAAAACACAAACCCCGGATGGATATTTCGACCACGGCGAACTCTTTCAGATGACTCGTGTGGTGGTGCGCAACTTGAACAATGTGATTGATACCAACTTTTATTCAGTTCCAGAAGCCCAACGGAGCTCACTGAGAAATCGACCGATTGGGATTGGAGTTCAAGGACTGGCCAATGTGTTTCAAATGCTCAGGCTTCCATACGAATCTGAAGCGGCACAGAAATTGAACGAGGAAATATTTGAGACCATCTACTTTGCCGCGTTAACCGAATCATGCGCATTGGCGAAAGAGCTTGGACCATACGAATCCTATCATGGATCCCCGGTTTCACATGGATTGTTGCAACCCGATATGTGGGAGGAAAAGGTCGAGGACAAGCGCTGGAATTGGACTGGATTGCGCAAAGATATCGCTCAATACGGCGTGCGCAATTCGCTGCTTACGGCACTCATGCCCACTGCGGGCACGTCGCAAATCTTGGGGAACACCGAGTCCTTTGAACCCTTGACCAACAATTTGTACGTACGAAAAACCAAAGTGGGCGAATTTACCGTTGTGAATCGCCATTTGATTGCCGACTTGGAATCCATGAATTTGTGGAATGAGCAAACCAGAAGAGCTCTACTGAAATCAAAGGGCAGCGTTCAGAATCTGCCCGGAGTCCCAGTAGAAATCAAGGAGTTGTACAAGACGGTTTGGGAGATGAAGAGCAAAACGATTGTCAACATGTCCCGCGTTCGTGCAAAGTATGTGGACCAAAGTCAATCGCTCAATCTGCACATGATGGAACCCAACTATGACAAACTAACGGCCTATCACTTTTACACATGGAGAACAGGATTGAAAACTGGCATGTATTATTTGCGAACCCGACAATCGCTTGATGCACAATCCTCCACACTGGATCCAACGGAAAAACAAGAAGTACCCGCCGGAGATGAACTGGAGGTGGATGGCCCAGTCTGTGTTGGAAGAGAAGACTGCTTGATGTGCTCGAGCTAAACGGCACCGGCCTCTGGCACGGTTTCAACTTTGACTTTCTTTGCAGACGTGTCAACCACCACTGACGCACTTGCACAGCACAATGCGCTTGATAAAAATCCTTGTTTCTTGAGCGTCAGGCTGTATTTTCCCTTGTAAACATCCCAAACGAATTCCACCGCCCCATCAATGTTAAATTCGTTTGTAAATCCACTGGTGTTATTCGCAGCCAACGTTTGATACATGTACAGAACCAGTGTTTTCTTCTCTACATTCGTGAGACACGTATCCCCTACAATGCTCATGGCTTGGTTTACAAATTGCATCTTCATCAATTCGGTGGCATTCTTGTCGTGACGATGTGCATCCACAAACCACAAAATAATGTTACGATTGGATTCAGGAAGTTTCGCTAAGAGCAAGTCACCCATTTTTTATGTATATGGAAAAATTAAAATTCGAAAATCCACATAATAAATGGACAAACTTGCCCGAAATCTGATTATTTTTGGTCTTTTGTTGAGTGTTATTGGCATTGTTATTCTCGTACTGCAATTCACCACAAACGCGTTCAAAAAAGACACGTTGATTTCGGCTGGGACTGCTATAACGGATGGCATGGCGGTTGCGCAAAGTGCGTTTATCACATGGGATGACACTTCGATTGTTACCGATGCGTCCAATAACATTGTGAAATGGGCATCCACTACGCAGTTTACCGATTCAGCAACTGGTTCGCCATATACCTATGATCTTGTGCCGTGTGCGTATTCCACGGAATTTACTCCTGTGGCTGCCACCGCTAATGGTACATCATTGGTTTATTCCAACTCTGGATTGCCGGGCGTCTGTACAACAGCCACGACATACCTGGGACGTGTACCCAATGCGACGCAGACGTGGGCAAGTTATCCAGAATTGAGCACTCCTCATAGTGTTTACATTGTTGGAAAAACCGCGACTGGAGTTTCGACTGGTGGATTTTTGTACATGTCAACCGATTATAAGAGTTTGGCATACACACTGATTCTTGCCCAGTTACAATGCAGTACCACAGATGCGTTCAAGGTAGATATGAGTAATTATTCGACCACAGATCCCATACCTGCGGTGGCTGGTGGTCCTGGTGTTCTAAAATACGCGAGTTCCAGTGGAACTCAGGTGGCCAGCTGCATATTTGGTTATGAGTATGAGGGTGGTGTATCTGGTGGTATAGGCGCTGCTTCAACTCTGTCTACAATCACAGGAAATGGCCAATTGACTACAAGATTATATCAAGTTTCATCGACTGGTTCCGCAGAGTTTACGTCGTTGAATACAACAAGGGGAGTAAAACTCCGTTTTGGTCAGCCATATGTTTCGATAAATCGGCTGGCAGGAGGGGGGATCGCGTCTACAATCTATTGTGTTTTAGTTTTCAAGAGTATTTTAACGGAGGTTCAACGAACTTCACTATTTGCATATTTGAATAGCAAGTATTTTAAGCAGGCAATGGTGTATCCAAAAACGTTAACCGGTACTGTTGGAAACGCATTAACAGTTCCAATTGTAAATGGTGCAAGTCGCGTTGGGGATCCTGTTAGGTACACTATTTTACCCACGCTGCCTGCTGGAATGAGCTTTACGGCCGGATCAATTAGTGGAACACCAATATCGTTCATGCCGCCGATAGATTACAGAATAACTGCAACAAACAGTGTGATTGCAAATACGTCGGTTATCAACATCGCTATTAATAGTGCTCAAACCGCGGGTGGCGGAGGTACAACCGGAGGAGGCGGATCAACCGGAGGAGGTACCACCGGAGGAGGCAGTACTAACCAAAATAAAACAACATCGTCGCCTCCAAATATTGTATACACAGTACCGCAATTAAAGTTAAACCAAGTAGTATCCTTGCAGCCATCAAATGTGGGCGACAAGGTGGACAAGTATACAATTAACCCAGCCAATATAACACAACTGACCGGATTGACATTTGACAGTACCACCGGAATTCTATCCGGAACCGTAACGACATCGGCCAACATTTCCATTACAATTACCGCCACCAATGACAGTGGTGATGCGGATACCCAGTTTGCACTGAGAACTGGACTTATAATTGAATACGCGTCTACCTCAATTGATTCAATGATTGATCAGCCGATTGAAATCTTACGCTTAAAGTTGCTTTCCAATGAACTTTCAAGTGTAAAGTCTTTAAATTACACTGGAGATTTATTCGGTCTGGCATTTAACAAAACAACTGGCGACATTTCTGGCACACCCACTAGAGTTGGCATGGGTAAAGTTACGGTCACGGCTATATTTTCCGATGGAATTACGGCTAGCACGGAATTGAGTATTCGGGTATCCAAGCGTGTTAAGACATCGGTCGATCCGGGTATCATTATTGGGGCTGGAAGTGTGTCTACAGCGGTTGGAGTTGGCCTTATTTCGTATGGGACTTATTTGGAACTGGCATAAATTCAGCACGATATGCTGTTCTCTTCTGTTGATCACCCTTTTTGATTATTCTGCGAATAAACGGTGTTTTTATATTTGAACGTTCATTGTCGCCAAATGCTTCTATTCTCATCACACGTCGTCTAAAGTCTCCTTCTCCTGGTAAGTGTTTTCCACAATCCTTCACCAATTCTGTGTAATTCTTAACCAGTTTGGCCCTGGTGAGATTTTTGGTGTCATCATTTTCGGAAGCATCCACTTGTTCCTCCGTAGATAATCCTGGTTGTTTATCTAAGAGTTTCTCCTTCAGTTTTGCAATCTCCATGTCTTTCTTGCCAAGCATCTGTCCCACTTCATGTTGATATTTGACAATATCAGTTCCATCGACTTTCCGTTCCTTCTCATAGATATCCAATAGAGTTCGATTGGGACTTTGTCTTCGCATGAGCTGGAGTTGTAGTTTAAGTCTTTTTATTTGTTGTTTTGCCGATGTTAGTAAGTCACTGAGTCCTTGAGCATCGTATTGTTCACGTTGAAGCTCCCTACAACTAGTCAGTGCCGATCGTAACGATGCATTTTCTTCCAGCAGCTCTTCTTTTTCCCAGAGACAGTTGGTGTATTCTTGTTTATCGTCCGCCAGAAATTCTTTGTCAACATTTCGATTGAGTAAACTAGCGTAGCTTTGTATCATTTTAGTGACACCCATGTGAGCAAACCTCGATATTTCGGCATGATGTGGAATTGTATGATTCAGTAATAAACCGTCAGTATATTTCTTATATTCGTTATGTTTATCGTTAATCATCGCATCAGTTGCATCTGAATTCAACCCAAGAAGCGTCTTCAATAATTTTGCATGTTTGTTCATGTGTTATTTTTTCATTTCACGCGCAATTCTATTTGTAATAATAAATGTCGTCCCTAGACGAAATCAAGTTTCAACTCTATGTGCTTCAGCGACGAATCTACAAGTGTGCTATAGACATCGAACAGATATTCAACAATATGTTGACTGGCGAATTGAAAGGACGCCGTGCGGATTCAGAGAGCATTCAAAAGACGGTGGACACCATGAAGAAGAATGACAACATGATTGCTCAGTTTACTACCATGATGGACCAGAAACACCGTGATGCTAGAACCATCATTGGGATGGCTATATCTGTGGCCACCCGACATTATCACTTTTCATCCACTAGCAAGACACCAAAAATCACTGCGGATTACACCTTTTGGAAAAACATTTTTCAGACACTGTGTAGAAACGTATACATTCGACCAGAAATCTACACGAACTTTGAAGGATCACTTCCGCTGTCTGACGTTATTCGCATTATTGAAGGAATCTTGGATGCGGCTATATATGATGAAATCCCGCTTCATTTGTCGGCAGCACGAGGATCGTCTCCAGTCCATTCGCCTAGAAACCATCATTATCACCGACGTGAACATAAGGAACGTGATTATAAGAAGAAGAGCAACAAACCTAAGCGCCAAGAGAAGAAATCAGTATTGTCCAGTGTGATTTCCGAGGGAAGCGATACTGGTATCAACAGTGAATATACTGAAATGACGGAAGCTGCTGTGACCAAGAATCGCAAAACTGGTGCAATGAGTCCAGTGGGTTCCAGTAGTATTCTGACACACACTCAGGATGGCAAAATGGATATTGTCATTCCCGGACATGATAAGCGAAAGTAATGGATCATCCCGCATGTTTACGTTTCTTTTGACCTTCCCGTTTGTAGAAGGACCGCTTTTGCCTGGATTGTATCATATAATTAAATGCGGTTTCAGATGCAGTTAATCCGTTGGGCAAAATATCATCAGGCATGGTTGTCTCCAAACGAATGATTTTCAAACACTGCCTCACTTTTTCGTCTGCAATCTTTTTCTCTTCTAGTGTGTTTTTTTCATCCTCTGACATTTATTGTATATAAATAAAACATGCCTAAAACTGAATGCCCGCACAGACAGCCTACCTATATGCGTGATGTCATTCTTATTATTGCAGTAATATTGCTTGTATTGGTTTTACGCGAGGGGGTTGCTTGGTTCTTCAAAACAAACCATGTCCAAAGCGACATACGACGAATCATCACTGGACTGAATAGAGCAGGGATTTCGGTCTAATATTTCGGTCTAATCATTTCATGTTCAATCCAAACGCACATATGGTGACTCCTTGCGTGGCACCCACCGTATAACCTTTTGCAAAAGCAATGACCACATATGCGGCCTGATCTTGCGCTCGATTGTGAATCCCCACGGCAACTTGTGCAGGATACTGAAATTTTTCGAAAAACCCCGTGTATAAGACTTGCCGTTTTTCCTGACTGTTGATTTTCTGAAAGATGAGTGAATCACTTTCTGTATACACAATCGCTTCTTCATATCCAGCCGTAAATGGCACACACACAAACGGAAATTCAGTTGTAGCCATAGACATGGCTTTAGACGACCAATTTCCTGCAAAATACGAGTGAATCGTCGTGCTTCCACTGGAACTCGGGACGATCACTTTCCCTGCATTAGTGGTATACACGCGATTGGACGACGTCTGATTGGTAACCACCGGACTGGAGGAAGTCATCGTCCAGATACCATTGGATTTCGAATAGAGATTCACTACACCCGTCAATAACTGTACCACCAACGTGGATCCCGCCAGGTTATACGAAGAAACGCCAGTGGTAAATTCACTGGACAATAACGTTCCAGAACTATTGGAGATACGATAGAGTACATGGTTACTACACAGTGCAAAAATGTAGCCCACTGTGTCAAAATTGATTTGGGTGATCGTCTGCCCAATGTTTAGCGTACCTTCCAAACTCATTTGACTGGAATATACAGACACCACGGTAGTGTTGGCCGTGACCACTTCCAGTGTAACTGCCGCCATATCAAATATGAGCGCCTGCGGGGTGATAGCAGTCAACGTGAATTCTGGCTGGATGACATTTTGACTCCACTGTTTTCTAGAGAATGCCGTAATGGTGACCACACCGCGCGAATCAATCTTATTAAAGTGAAATAGTGCATGCAATGATCCTTGCGAATCCGGCGCCATAGCAATTCCTTGTAGTAAATATCCAGTTTCCGTTAATGCGACTGGAGTCTCTTGGAAATTCAAGTTGTATCCCACCGCCTGTTTAAACGCTGTTTGTGGCATCAATGCGTTCAGTCGGGCCACTGGTGTCAAGTATGTTCCAGGAGGTATATTGTTGATACCATTGATGCTCAGCGGTTTCTTCGGTATGAAAATACCCAACAGAACAGCGGCTACAACCACGAGAAAAACCGACACTAATAACCAGACCCACATGGCTACCATTTTTATTGATTACGGATTGGCTCGAATTGTTCTACGAGTGTTACAGTTGTTTTCATCAATCACGTAAGCGTCCACTTCGTATGAAACCAGGCCCGTTTGGTTTACGTAAATGAAATCCAGGAGATATTCTTTATCCTTCTCCCGAACATACGCCTTGGACTTTCCGTTAACAAAACGTACAATGATTTCATGATGCGGCAACTGCTTTAACGCCACGACAAACCCTGTTCCAAGTTTTCTGGCGGTATACCCATATGCGATATGATCCAACCTTCCAAATTCATCTCGATCATGTTTTTTACCCGCCTTTCTAGCGGCTGCCTTATACGACGGTTCAAGATCCAACCAATAGAAAGATACTCCTTGCTTTTCATCTGCTTCCATTACCACCAGATTTCCATTCTTGTTTCTAGCCAAACACGCGAATACTGTGGGTGCCAACCGTTTCACATGTGAAATAGCTAGGATTCCCTTGGTTTCATTTGGAAATAGCATGTGTTCAAACGTTTTCCCTATGGGCACGCTCATGTCTTTTTGTTATAAGGAAGAAAAATGATCTTGCTAGTAGTGTTAATCCTCATTTTTGTCACTATTGTAGCTGCCATTGTGTATAGCCATCATGCCATGAAGCAAAAATGGGAGGATGCGACGGGCATTGACGTGCTTTTCGCCCGTGAAGCCATCCAAAACTCTGTTTACGCCAGCAATTCTACCAATATTCCACTGGCACTACTGGAAGTTCAATCCGCCTGCGCCGTGGTGGATATGCTTTGTCGTCGATACAAGGGCGTGAAAAATGCATCGGAAGTGACCGGTATTGATATGAAAGAAACCAATGAAATTCTCCTGGAACAAAGGGACAAGATTCTACAGGAACTCGTATCCAAATATCCCGATATGTTGCCAGACAGCGAATTGATCAAATACACGGGATACATTAAGAAACGACAGGAATCCAAAAACGCTGGCGTGCCTCACTTTGATCCCAAAGACGAGGAACAACTGGGTTTGAAAGCATAAACGTATTTGAATAAGGATGTAGAAAATGAACAGAGGTGCTCTGGAAAGATTGAGTGAAGAATCTGTTAGGACGGCATTATTGTGTTATTTAAATTTAAATTATACGTTACAACAAAACATCAGCTTGCTTGGTGAACAGTTAGAAAACATGAAACTGAAATATCCAAACGCTGACGATGTTATTAAAGAGTTGAAAAAGAAACTAGATTTGTGTAACATTAACAACATATTACGAAGACCACGAGGAATAAAACGTTACATTGCAAATTTAACGAAACGATGGAAACACGGTAGTGATCTTAAAGAATCTATAATGACCGAACAAGATAATTCAATAGGAAATAGTATAATTAGCAGTGAAATTAAATCAAAACATGAAATGATTACGGCATTAATAGATGCATATGTTTTGATTGCCAGACTGTACGAGGAGGAAGGTAAAATTAAATATGAATTAAACAAATATTCTGAAATTATTGAGCTCGGGACTGATTTGAAACGTTGTCAAGATACCACACAAACTCTTGGTAGTGCTTCCAGAATTGTAACTCCTAGAAAGAAAGGCATTGGAAAATACATTGATAAATTCAAAAACGCAGTGTATGCAAAATTGGATAGTGAAACGCTTAAGAAAGCCAAACAAGACTTCCGTGAAACAATCACTGCAGACGAAAAAGCAACCCGAAAAGCTGCCAGAGAACGAGCGTTTGGCGAGAACGCAGCATCTAATTCTGGAACACCAATTTGGGATCGCGTGAAACGGTTTCGAAAACCACCTACTGACGATCAGAAACTCAGAGCCAAGTATAGACAAGTCAGAAAAACCAAGGGAAATAGAAATTGGGAATCAGTAAAATCTACTCCCATAAAAAACCCTAAATGAATTCTATTTGAATTCTACTTGAATTCTACTTGAATTCTACCAGAACCTCAAATGAAATCCAACTTAAGCCCTAAATGAATTCTATTTGAATTCTACTGGAATTCTACTGGAACCCCAAATGAATTTCAACTTAAGCCCTAAATGAATTCTATTTGAATTCTACTGGATAAAACTGCTGTGAAACGTTTATTGAATAAACATGACATGGAAATGGTGGCTGTTTATTCTGTTTATCATTTGTTTGGCGCTGTTGGTAACCGGTGTGGTTTTGTTTGCCTACCTACCAGTGAGTCCGCAGCGTCGTGCTTCGAAGGCGCCAATACCTGCTAAAAGTTCGCTACCAAAATTTGGGGGATGTAATTGTGGAAAACGTCGTCCGACCTAGAATTGGATGGTAATGTTTTCAGATTTTAACAAATCCACTCCCGAAGTGACGGTCTGGAAAATGAGTGTATTATGAGCAGGTGTAATATTTCCCGCCTGTGTAGAATTTAAAGTAAACGATACTCGTCCTTGTGTAACCGTCGGTGTCACCACAATCGCCACACCGTCCGCTGGATTTGTACTGCTTTGTGCACGCACAGACCAGGTGCTTCCAACCGCAATTGTGGCAGACACGAATGCAATAACGTAGCTAGTCAGTGCAGTTTTCCCAGAATTATAAGATAACTGAGGCGAGGGAACTACGTGCATAAACTTACTGACGGTTATTCCAGCCACTGTAATCGATGGCAAATTGATGACGGCCATATCGGATGTGTCTTGTATACGAATGGCTAATGAGTTTTCAATTTGTGTGGTACTATCGGACGTGGGTAGTGTAAATTTAAAGTAATTTGGTTTGGTGAGATTTGATGCCGCTGTTATCGTGGGCATGACCCAACCACTGTTGCTAGGTGTTGTTGTGTATGATTGTTGCTCAACTTTGACCTTGTCCAACCCAATGTTATTCTGGGTAGTGTAGTACACGTACACATCGTTACCATAAAGCACGTAACCAAAAGTCGTCGAAGAAACCGACCCAAGTGCAACAGAGGCGTTTGCGTCGGCATATGTGCTCATAGTGGTAAAGTTAAATTGTTCGTGTCCAAAATACTGAAATTCTATCTTGTTGGGATAAGTATACGACAATTCGGCTGGATACCCTTGGGCCACCAAACCAGATGTGCTAATCTGTACATAACTTGCGTCTATACGATCATTCAGGGTCCAATTAATTCGATTCAAGGTGGTTTTATCCAGAGAATAAGGACTCGTGGAAGGTACTGATGCAAAATTAATTCCATCTTTGGATGTCAGAATGACAATTTTTTTGACATCATCAAAATCGGTTTGAAAGTCAATGTCCATCGTGCCAGGGGATGCTATCTTGCTTGCTATAGTTTCGACTGAAAACAAGGGCGTTACGGCAAACGTGGTGGGTGCATCAATGCTAGAACTACCCAATGTGGCACGCAATAAACACTTGTTGGTGTAAAGTTTGGTTGGCAACACCCAATCATATGATTTCATATTTGTGCTTATCGTCACAATGTCGGTAAATTTGGAGTTATCAACCGAGTATGCCAGTCGAATTCCTTTGGTATTCTGGGATCCCGCATACTTTATTCTGACAGTACTGCCGGGCGTAATAGGCTGTGGCAATTCCAGTTGAATGCTGGTGAGCTTCTTATCAAACACGAAGAAATACAGTAGTAAGCCAATGGCCAGCGTAATTGTCAGTATGGCACCCAATAGCCACAATGAAAATGTCATTTTCTCTTCTCATGTTCTGAAGAGAAAGTAGACCATTTGACCATAATAACCGCAGTCTACCTCCTTGGTCTTGTACTGGTGTTGGGCACACAGTTCATTGACGAGGCTTCTCGTGTCAGCCACAGTACGGTCCACCGAGTTTCCACGGATTGAGAATGTCAACCACAACACTCCATCGCGTTTCCGCAAGAGTTGACGACTGAAGATCAATGTCAAGTCCACCCGAGGCATCACGGCATGAGCACTGCCATACAGGGTACAGCAGTAATCAAGCGCAAAATCATAGCTTTTTCCGACGTGATCTTCCCCAATTAAAAGCTCGTATAATGCGCCTGGATAAACTCGAACGCGTTCGTCTTTGACCTCGAACTCTTCAGCAAATTTGGGCGTAAAGTTAGGTACAATCAATTTTCGAAACAAACGCGATTCCAATGACATATAAGTGGTGACGCCCTTTGAAGAATCCAGTATAATTCCATAACGGTTTCCAATGTTGTCACAAAGCTGTACCCAGCGAGCGTTTCTGACAATCTTGTCCATGGATATAGTGGTCACTTCATACGCGCCAGATTTGGCTTCGGGTGATACAATCCACTGGATGTCACTTCCGTCCACTAGGTACCACTGGGGATCGCCTCTGGCTTTCACGTGAAATGCTTCTTTGCAATTCGGATCGGGCTTTTCACCACGAACACTGTACCATTGATTGGTATGCTGGTCGACCAACATGGCGCGAAATTCTTCGATAGGCCACTGAGGACCCCAAGATTTTACGTAGAAATTCGGATAGTAGCTCATGGGGAACTCGAAGAATGACCTGGGACAAACCTTCAATTCCCCTGTGCAAAGTTTCTAACAGAAATGGACCAACGATTTGTGCTGTCAGTTGACTTTGAAGCATACAGATTTGACGACAATTCTTGGTTTGGATTTTCCGCTGCCATATGCGGATATCCCATGGGATGCATTGTGGACTCCATTACTCGCATACTGAAAGTCCCAGTAGAATTCTACGACGAACCGCGCAAACACTTCTGGCTTACACTGCATCCAAAAAGTCACGAATACATGTACGCCCATGGTGAGGACATGCAAAAACGCAAACAGTTTGAAATGGAACTCGTTAAATTTGTTCGAGAGGCGCATAGAAAATATACTTTGCTGACGGTCATTTCGGACAATCCGAGTTTTGATATTCGCTTACTGGACATGATTCTAGCCGAATACAAGGCGCCGGCATCATGTTATCGAGCGGATGGGACATGGCATCACGTGGTGGACACTGCATCGTATCAGATGGCATTACAAGATTCCTATCACACAAAAAGCCTGCTGTGTATGCATCGCAAGTGGTTCACCAGAAACCGACTCATTGTTCGACAAGTCGACAATGTTCAACCCGAACATGCCGTTCTTCACACACCTCTATACGATTGTCTTCAAGTGGCCAGTGCTTATTTTATTGCATTGGATTTGGCAAAATTTCGAAGTGTCTGAAAATAAATAGCCTCAAGGAATGTTCATGTCCCATTCGCGTGGATGCGAAATGAGTTTAGACATGCTCCAGCAGATTGCAAAACTCATCCGTGTCGTTGATCCTGAATCACCATTTGAATCACTCAAGCAATTCGACTGGCTTTGCATGAGTGCCGGTGATTTGATTGTCGGTGTTGAAGCATTATCCGGAAGTGAGTGTGTTTTTCACCATGTGCTACCCAATCTAGAACGCGAATTTGCCCTGAAGAAAGCTACATTATGCGAATAGAGTTCAAATAGAGTTCAAATAGAGTTCGACTGGGATTTATTTCGTTTCCTCATCGGTTTCCGCATCTGCTTCTTCCTCCTCCTCTTCCTCCTCCTCCTCCTCCTCCTCTTCTTCCTCCTCTTCCTCCTCCTCTTCCTCTTCCTCTTCCTCCTCCTCTTCCTCCTCCTCTCCTTCCTCCTCCTCTTGTCCCGGGACATAATCCGCATCGTCGGATTTGACGTCGACATCATCCTCGTGGTTTTCGCTATATTTCGACTGGAGAATCTGCTTTTCATTCTCGTCCTCAGAAGCAGTCAAGTCATCGGCCACTACATCTTCTGCAATAACCTCATCCAAGTCGACTTCAGAATCATCCTCGTCGATTTCATGTTCAGCTTGGAGTTCTTCCTGTGCTTTCTTGTAGTCTCTTCGAACGGTACCTTCGTTGGTGATGTAGACCATAATTACACTTTCCAAGTCATCGTCCAAAACTTCCATGAATCGATTTCGAAGATTCTGGGGGATTTTCTTGGTGCGCTGTGGTCGACCCGTTCGACTCACATCCCTTCCTTCGACAGAAGCCAGTGTGGGAATATCAAAGCGTCTCTTCTTGGTTGGTGGCTGGCTCGACTGGGGTTGATCCATGACGACTTGTTTCTTTTTCTTTAATGAACTGTATCATCATCTCGTGCGTCGTGGGATGTGCCATCTCGAGCGGTGAAATATGGTGTTCGTTTTCAATCCAAGGGTCTGCTTTGAATGCCAGTAGAATTCTAACAATTTCAATGTCCTCTTCATCCACCACTGCAAAATGAAGAGCGGTATATTTCAAGTAGGGTGCTTGCATATTAGGATCTGCTTTGGCCGATAAGATCTCGTAGACGATGCGAATGTCGCCGATTACGGTGGCAAACATGAGGATGCTATTGTAATCGCATAGGGTATTGGGATTGAGTCCCATCTTTAACATGAATGTGACCATTTCGTAGTTACTTTCGCGTACGATTTGTTTGATATAATCGTTATTGTTGCGAAGTGAAGCAAATACGCTATCGGCCAGGTTGGATTTTTCCTGAAGATCAAGTGGTCGGTTCATGGGGACGGTAGTCGTGATGGCATGGCAATGTTTTTCGTCATATTCGTATTTAAAAATACGCACCATACACTCTAGACACGTTACTTTTCGAAGTGGACAGGGATGTGTGTGAGAATCTGAAATACTTCCCGTCCAAGCGCACTTGTCAGTAATATTGTATCGCATGGCGAGCGGACAGTGTATAATCTGTTTGTTGACGAGTCGAAGTGCGAATGGATTTACGGCTAGATTGGTACAGGGATTCTCGCGTCGGCACAATGGGCACACTCGGTTGTGTTGTAGAGCTGTTTGTAGGCACACTTTGCAGAACACATGCGAGCATTTAGTAACCACTGGTTCTTTAGTCACATTGTGGCATATAGCACAGATTAGGTCTAGGTTGTGTATTTCTTTAGGATTCACAAAGAGTTCGAGTGGATATATATCTTCTACTCGCGAACGCTTCATTTGTTTTATTGTTTTGCGGGGACAACGAAACGCGGAGTGACGGACGCATGCGAAAATATTTCTCGTTGATATGTTTATCTATAAAAATGACTGTCGTTCGTCGTTCCTCTACGACTGCTAAGCGTGGACCTATGGGTCGTTTGATTCGCAAAGATGGGAAGGAG